GGAAATGAATAAAAAAGTTTACAGACAAAGTTCTTGGATTATAATTTCCTTTCTCATGCTTCTAGTCATTTTAATTACCATTTTTATTATTCTTTACCTCAAATGTAAACAAAAAAAAAGTTCTTGAGGATATATAGAGAATGTCAAGAGACACCATCATTAATAATTTGATTGAAAAAACAAAAGAATTTATTCTTCAAGAATTAATTCCAATTATTCAAAAATCTGGGGAACCGTTAGAAGGAAATTTATTTATGGAACATCATCATACAACCTTTACTAATAATTTTAGTAATAAACAAAAAAATCTTGTCGATTTATTATTAGATTCTACGGAAATTAAAAAAGTTTTGGAAATTGGTTTTAACGCCGGATTTTCTGCATTACTTATGTTGGAAACCAATCCCAACATTAATTTAACATGCGTTGATATTGGGCAACACAAGTACACAAAACCCTGTTTTGATAAAATTCAAGAAAAATTCGGTAATCGTATTCAACTAAAAATAGGAGATAGTACCAAAGTTCTCCCAAGAATTCAAGATAAATTTGACATGATTCATATTGATGGTGCTCATGATGTTACCGTGGCCACCAATGATATAATAAACTCTTATCATTTAGCTCTCGACAATTCCATTATGATCATGGATGATTATAATGGAGATCTTGAAAAATTATGGGATTCCTATGTCCAAATTTTTAATTTACAACATGTAAATATAACTTATGATACGAATGTTGGTTCCTCTCCTCACGATGTTAAAAGAGTGTCTAAATAGAAAATCCACAAGGTCCCATAGCAATTCCACAAGTTCCGCCTGCGACATTACTATTACGTTCTAATTTAACATACCCATTTTCTCCCCACCCTGCTCCCCAACTATTTCTAACTAACCAATAATCCATATTGTTTTCTGTTCCATAACCTACAAGTTGTACCGCATGATCAAGATTTTGGCCACAAGAACTTGCCGTAATCACACCCGACTTGTAAAATTGAAATACACGTTGATCGGCTTCAATAACTACGGTAAGAGGAGCTTTAGAAACAGCACTCTTGAGCAATCCCTCATTGTTAGCAGGAACATCAAAGCATTGATCAAGTTTATATTGCGTATCGGTTGATTTACAAACTCCATTTGCGGCCGTGTAGGGGTATTCTGATTCAAGTTCTAATCCATGTGTTTCAATATATTGAAGTGCTAATTCGGGGTAACCTCCAGAACATCCAAAACTATTCTTATCGCAATCTACTAATTCTTGAGGAGACAGTATTTCTAAATTACCAGTCTTGATTGCATAACCACTCTCTAGTGTTTCAGTTACAGCAAAAGCCCAGCAACTACCACATTGTCCTTGATCTTTTACAGGTGTGACCACGTTTTTGAGACGCCAATCTAAAACATCAGGAGCAGTAATTCCTGACTCACTAAAAGTAGTACATTGACTAGAATTAGTTTTTTGAAATCCACAATAATACTTTTTAAATTCTTCAGGAGTCATATCCGCAAATTTATTGATTCCTAACGAAAAAGTTAGATTGTCATTTTGATTAATTTGATGAATAAATTTGTAATTTTCAACAAAAATTGGAAATCTGGTATTGAAAGCAGTCTCATCATAACTTTTATTATAAGTATTTAGAAATTGGTAAAACAAGTAAAAATATTGAAACAATTGCATTTTTTTTATATTATGAATCAAGTCTTTAAGCCAAAAAGTACCAAGTAACAAATTAATTATTTTTTTAATAAAAGATTATGCAACCCACAATTTTTGTATCCATCGCTTCTTATCGAGATCAATTGTGTCCAATGACAATGATTACTTTATATGAAATGGCTCAAAACCCTGAAAATATATATGTAGGATTGTGTCAACAAAATGATACTAAAAAAGATACAGAATGTGTATTTCCGGAAGGTCATCCGTTGACAGAAATTGCCAAAAAAAATGTTAGAAAGGTAAATATTCCACATACCCAAGCCAAAGGTCCAACTTATGCAAGATTTATTTGTGCATCTCTTTATAAAAATGAAGACTTTTTTATGATGATTGATTCTCATTCATTATTTCCTCAAGATTGGGATGTTCATTTGATAAATATGCATAAATCTTTAGTAGATGCTGGGCATTCCAAAATTATACTTTCTTTTTATCCTCCCAAACTAGAAGAGTATCAGTCAGAAGTGGAACAAAATACGTATGTCACAGTTTTACAAAAAACACAAAAAAATAATGATGGTATACCTGTTTTTCAAGGAGCAGGATGGCAAATGGCTCCTGATTTACCTACTTTAAATTATTATGTAAGTGCCAATTTTATGTTTGCTTCTGGAAATATTGTAAAAGAAATACCATTTGATCCTCATTTACCATTTTTATTCGAGGGAGAAGAAATTTTATATTCTGTAAGAGCATTTACTCATGGTTGGAATGTATTTTCCCCAAGTAGAAACATTATTTTTCATCATTATACAAGAAAAGGAGAACCCAAATTCTGGGATGACCTTACCTTGGAAGCAAAAGATAGTATTCATAAGGTTAGATATTTACTTGGAATTGAGGATACACGATCAAAAATTTCATCTTCCATAATCCTAAATAGTATTTATAAATATGGCTTGGGCAAAGAAAGACCTTTGGCGGATTATTATAAAAATACAGAGATTGATATCAATGTTGAAATTAATAGTCAATTAGAAAAACCTCCAAGTCGATGGTATATTTATTTAATCGTTGCTATATGTATCATTGTTATTTTGGTAATTATATTTTTGGCAATGAAGAAATAAAAAATTTTTTATAAACATATAAAAAATGAATTCTCATCGAGCTGCTCAATATTTAAACACTCCTCATATTTCTAATAATAATTTGTTAAACGATGGAAGGTGTCCAATAGATGGAGAACGACTAGGACAACATGTTATTGAATTTATTATTAATGAAAAAAAAGTGCGAGTTTGTTCACATGACTGTATGATCCGTATAAAAAATATTTATAATTATCTACGTTAAACAACTTTATTATCCGATCCAATGGTAAATTTTTCCAAACATACAGTATTCTTATTTTTTGTAAACTTTTGAATGTTTTTGGTAAGCATATCTTTCATACTTTTATACTCCATAGATCGTATATGAACGCATAAATCACTAATACTAGTAGGCACTCCAATATTAGAGTAATGTTTAATAATCCATTTTGGAGTATTCAAAATTTTTAGAAAATCTTGACAACATTTGATATGTTCATTACATTCTCTTAATTGGGGATGTAAACTCCCCATTCCAAAATCCCATAATACAAATAAGAATCCTTCGTTTTGAATGTAGTATTCTTCACCTTGGATATTATAACACCAACACCCTCCTTTTTTTACAGGGAATACAAGAACATTTCCCCAATGAAGATCATTGTGTAAAAAGCCTAGGTAATGTTGTAAAACATACAAGGCAAAAAATATTTGTAAAAAACAACTAATAAATTCATTATGACTTCTTGGTCGACAACACCACGATTTCAAGTCTTCTGCTGCCAGTTCATTAAAACTATATATATGAGGTCCATTTTTACTTAAACTTTTATTCCAGCTATTTGTTCCAGAATAGACATAAAAAAAATGTAAAGGTAAATGAATACTTTTTTTAATTTTAACGAGCTTGGTGCACATTTTTAAAATATAAATTTCTCTCCATACTGTTTTAGTGGCAAAAATAACTTTTCGATTGTTATGTTGATTTTGTAAAAATAATTGAAGATCTTCAATACTTAAAGGTACTTTTTTAATAGAAATAGGATGTTTTTCTTTTAATTTTGTCAACATGTGCCCTCTAAAAATTTCTCCATATTTACTCTCATTTCCCATTTTACCTTCAATATTTGTGTTTTCTAAAATGTTGTTGTATTTGTTCCAAGATTGGTCATCTTTTATAAAAATTTTGTAAGCCTCATAAAACGCATTATTTTTAATCCTTTCTCGAGTAGTAGCCATTTTTTTTATAAGAAAATAAAGAATTTTTTTATAACAATAAAAATTGAATTCAAAAACATTTTAAAATTCAATCTATATATGATTCAGCTGTTTCCAAAACATATTATAAAAAATATAAACTCTTACTTGGAAATTTGGGAAAAATTAGGTATTTCTAAAAAATTTATTTCAAAATTAAAAGATCAATTAGAATGGCCACGAGATTTAAACGGATATGCTAATGGTTCAATAAGTTATTACAGTAATATACGATTACAAACTCCAATAATTGACTTATATTTGGGAAACTTTAAGCTAGTGAAAGCTCCTTATACTTTTAATTTTAAATTTAAAGAAAAGTCAGCCACTATGGGAATTTATTATAATAATCCAAACATTCAACACATATTAAATGCTATTTGGTTTGAAAAACCTTTTCCAAACAAAATAAACGTGTTTAAAACTTTTATAAACGTAAATTATATCTTTACTCCTAATATTGGTTATCAGGTTGAAGCATCTACGGTAGGCGAGGCTCAACTTTTAAATCATTTTATGGCAATTGTCAAAAGAATTACAAATTAATGAAAAGTTTGATTACAAACAATAATATCTGTATTATCTCTGTTATACCAACAATTGGATACATTAAAATAAGGAACGGTAATATTTATTTGCGGAATTACATCTGGAATAGTTATATTAATAATAGGGACAGGAATTTGCTCTATTTCAAACACAGAAATAGAATTATTGGATCGTAAGAAAATAGCTTGACAAACAGAAATAAAAGTAAGGAAAAAAAAGTTTTTCATATTTTGAAATTCTCAAGAAAATATATAAAACAATCAATTTTTCAAATTTATAAAAAATGATTTGTAAATGTTTTTTTAATAGAAATGTCAATTGTAAAGCTTTTCAACAACCTTTTTTTTAAAAACAATTATTTTTAAAAACAGGATATGGAAAAAATCATTAAAATAGAAACACTAGATCATGATGGATTCGACGAGCTAGGGCCTCAATCAAATCTTTGGGATCTATACTACATCTTTATTGGCGAAACCGAGGAGTCTACCGTGGTTCATCATTTTCATCGGGAATATTGGTTTCATGGTCCAGATAACGAGCCGTACAAGTTTATTGAAAAAACAACTTTATCTAAAATTGCAAGAGCAAATCGAAAAGTAGTTGATCAAGTAGAAAAAATAAAAGAGGAATATTTTTAATTCTTAATTACCTCCTCTAAGACGGAGAACCAAATGTATAGTAGACTCCTTTTGAATGTTATAATCAGATAAAGTTCTATTGTCTTCTAGTTGCTTACCAGCAAAAATAAGGCGTTGTTGATCTGGAGGGATTCCTTCTTTATCCTGAATCTTTGCTTTCACAGTCTCAATGCTATCACTAGGATCAACATCAAGAGTAATTGTTTTACCAGTTAGAGTCTTTACAAAAATTTGCATCTTTTAATTGTACAAAAGATTTTTTTAAATCAATCAATTTTTATTTTCCCTTCAACAGAACCCAAAAACATTCAAATCAAGTATTTTCATGGAAATTTTCTACAACCACTTTGATCAATTAATTTTTGAATCGTCATACAATTTTTAGTGCTACTTTTAATATACATGAATGGAAAAATTGCATGTAAAAATGCTTGGACACTAGCTTTAAAAAACATACTTGACAAAGTTAGACTTAATTTTAAATGTGAAAAGTAAGTCATACAAACTTGGGATGGGTGATGAGTAAATGAAAGCATTCTTTAATAATAATAAAGATTATTTTTGTGTCCATGGAAATTGTCCTATTGCATCGTTTTTATACATTGGATAGTATTTTTCTCTATTGTTGAAAAATTCAAAAGGTCGCCAACCTGATCTTAAACCACGTTGTCTTTGAGTAGCCATAATATCTTCTCTAAACCCACTAGTATCTCTTACAAAGGAGTAATCATAAAGAGAAGTATTTTGATTATTGATTGGAATTCGTTCATAATATGGTTTTATGGAGCCCATTGGATCTGTCATTATTAATGGAACAGTATAAGAAGGAATTGAAAAATTAATGACTCCAAAGGGAGCACTAAATAATAAATCAGAATAATATTTTATATTTCCTCCTCTAATTGATTCATAATCCTTATAAAAACCAACATGATTTCCTTGTATATTCTGTAAGGATTCTTGGGGTTGAGTTTGTAAAGAAACCAGGGGTGGTCTATTTAATTCTAAACGTTGTGAACGAGGAGAATCATAAAGTCGAGGATCTAAAGATGTATATTTACCATTGGGTAGTTTTACGAAATCTATATCGGCTGGACGTATGGATGTATCTGTATTAATAAAATGTATACTTTGATCATCCGTGACAGTTGTATAAGGCTTTAAAACTTGAAGTGGTAATATTTGAATATTATTTAACATGAGAGTTTTATTGTACAAAATGAATTTTATAAAAAAAGTCATTTTTAGGAAAATGTAAAAATTTACATACCTTTGAGGGCCTTGAGTTGAGCGCGGGCACGGGCGAGTCTGTTCTTGTGGGCTTTACCCTCGCCGTATAAGTCCTCAGCTACTTGTTCACCAGCGGCTTGGGCTGCACGGTATTTGGCTACAGCTTCTTTAACGGCTTTACCGAAAGCACCTTTGGGGGCACCGGAAGCGACACGGGCGGGTTTGGCAGCTCCACTTGCTTTCCATTGTGCGCCAATTTTCTTCATGGCAGCACCGAAACCAGCTTTTCCACCACCTTCGGCATCCATGTATTCAGCAAGTCTGGCTACACGGAACTCGTCATAAGGAGTGTGGGTACGAGATTTCTTAACTTTTTCAAAGGGAGCACCCCATGATTGCATGGTAAGAGCAGCAATAAGAGTTGGTTTGTTCATCTTGGAACGACCTTTGATTTCACGAGCAGCAGCGATCTTTCTGAGATCTTTGAGGGAATATTCCTCAGCAGCGTGGATGTGTTCATGGTTGGTTTTAAAGTCTTCTTCGAGTTCGAAAGTTCTATGTCTTGGGAGTCTTTCCATTTTTTTATATTAAAAAAAATAATTTTTTTTTTGTTTTTTTTTAATTTTTTTTTATCATCTAAAAGATTTAAAACAATAGTATAAAAAAAATATAAATTTTTTTTTATAAAACATACTCTTATGAATCCTAATTATCCACAAGAAATTTATAAGACATCGGATCTTGAAGAATTAAATCAAAAAATTCAAAATAGGTTTATCAGGGACGTTGTTAAACCCTATAGTAATAGTATTAAACGATCAGCACATGCTCCAGCGAGGTATAGAAACCCCAAATCATATGAAATTCCAAAATCATCTGAATTTTTTACAAGAGAAAAATCAGATTTTACTTCAAAAACCATGGAACCTTATATTCCTTTTACCTATGATTCAAGACATCAACAGCAACGTAGAGTTGTAAATCATGATAAAAATCCTTATAATGAAAATTACGTAGGTCCACAACAATCAAAATTTACTCCTATTTTATCGTCACCCGCAATGACTCCGGTAATGACTCCGGCAATGACACCGGCTCCCTCTATACTCCATATGAATACGCCAAGTTACGCTCCAAAAGCTCTTCCAGTTCTTGTAAAAGAATCAGTTGATTGTAGGAACGTTCATCAACACGCGTCTAACTGTCCAGTTTGCGCAAAAATTTACCGCTCTAATTATAGTATTTTCATGGTAATTATTGTAATTCTTGTCTTGATTATATTATTTTTATCCAAAAAATGTTTAAATTCTTCCTAATTTTCAGAAAAACATTTCAAGACTGCATCTTTTAAACTCATTTCGGGAGAAACGAGGAATTCATCAAAGTGTACAGGGCTAACATCGTCATTGTCAAAATTATTTTTTTCTTGACCGCAAGAATGTTCTTTAATAAAATTTGCCAGAAATTCCTTGCTTTTTTTTTCATATGATTTTTTAAATCCAGAAATTTGTCTAGCTTTTTCCAAAAGATTTTCTTTTGATTCGTTAATAGATTCAATTTCAAATTCAATTTTACCATGTTTGGACTGAATTTCATTAATAAACTTTAAAAGCTCTGATTTATTTTTACCATGGACTGTTTTTTTAAAAACGATTTTATGTTGAACTGCCAATTTTTCGGCATAATTTTTTAAAATGTCGCTCTTGGCCTTTGTAAAATCCATTAATCACCAATAATTTTATATTTGTTCCACACATATAAAATTTAATCAATTTTTTTGATTCCTTATTTAAGAGTATTAATTAATTGTTGAATTGAAGTTGGAAGACCAGTCATGTTTTTACCGGTGAGAGTAGATACAATGTAAGGGAATCCTTGTACATTGGCAACATCTTTTTGGTTTTCAGGAGAAAGACCATTTTTATAAGTAATAAAGGTAGCGTAATCTTGTAACATAGTTTTTAATTTGTTACAGTACATGCAGTTATCCATGGTGTATACTACTAAACCTAATTTTTGAATCATGTCAACATCTTGACTAGCATTTTGTTGAGACAATGTGGAAATAATTTGTTGGAGAGGCATGTAACCAGTCACAGTGTTATTTGTTGCACGAGAAACAAGGAAAGGAACGGCATAACCACCAAAGTTTGTCAACTCTTGTTCATTATTGGCATCAGCAATATCTTTAAGGAGAACAAATTTATTAAAATTATCAGCTCCAATTGCGGAAACAAAAGCTTGATAAGTTTTTTTACTGAAATCACAGTTTTTGTCAAAATAAAATACGAGATTCAAGTTTTTAATTTGATTCATCATATCAGGAGAAGCGGCATATCCCTCAGAAACTAATTCATTGTTGATTGGGCAAGCAGATGGGGTGACGACTCCCTCTGAACCATTAAGAAAAGAACGAATAAATTTGTTATTAGGGCATTTAGCTACATAATAATTTGGGTTGCAACTTTTTCCATAAGCGGAAGAAACATCATAGTAGGTAGTTCCATCGCTATCATGGGTAAGAGCATCGTAACCATAAATATTACTTTGCTCTAAAATTACTGGGAAATTCATACTTGGGACAGTAGGAGGAAGCTTTTTTGCAAATAATGTATTATATTTGCTTGGTGTGTTGTAATCATTGTATGATGAAGTTAAATTGTTGTTATACTCTGGTGAGGAATACATTCTTTTTATTTTGAAAAAAAAAAAATTAATTTTTTACTTAAAAAAAATAATTAAAAAAAAAAAAAAAAAATTTACAATAAAAAAAAATAGTATATTATAAAAAGAAAATGAGTACGCCAAACATTGTTAACAGCACCTACGAATCTTTTAAAATTCTTCGCGGGGTCCCATTGTGCAATAACGCTAACCCACAACTTAATAACGTGTGGTTCGCAGCAATTCCTTCTCCACCAGGAAAAATCCACGACCCAAACAACTATATTCAATATGGTGTTTACCAAAACCTTGCCAAGCCAGTAGTAGAGCCACTTTTGACTCCAAGTGGTTTCACCTATGACCCTAACCTCAACAATACTCTTATTGTTGACTCTACCCGTATCATCGTTCAAAACTTGATTAACAACAATTTCATTGATATTGTTCAAGAGGATGCTTACTGTACTTTTGTATCCAACGATGCCTGCCCACTTTACACTCAAAGTGGTCAATTCACCAACTCTTGTATTCCATCTACCACCTCTGTATGTGTTGCTGATGGTGTTCTTCAATTCCTTGCCATTATTTCCATTGCTCCCTCTTGCACTTGGCTCGGCACTGGTCTTGTAATTACCATCAGTCCTCTTAACAGCAGCATTCTTTTCCAAAACTGCACTTACGGAAACTGGTGCCCATTCTCTTTCAGCATTGGAAACTGCAACACCCAATCCGCCACTGCTTCCCTCCTCTACCTTACCTGCGCATACCCATCTGGTTTCGGTTACGTATACCAAGCCAACTATGCCAACGTTCGTTTCACTCTCCTCAACAAACAAAAATGCGCCACTGGTGGAGCCAAGAAAGCTTGCTACCTCGGTGTAGACTCCCTCGACAAGGGATGCTTCCTCGTTTTCTTTGGTCAACAAAGATTAATTGGAACTGCCCAAATTCTCCTCATCTCCCCCATTGTCGACCTCAAATGTATCATTTGGCAACCAGTGTTCATTGTCACCACCAATACTCCTCTCACCCTCACTTGCTAAATTTAAAGTTTTTGATACTTTTCAAACTATCAAAAATGAAATTACGCTTTGTTATGTGTAATTGTCTGTAAACGTCCATGTTCATATCAAACTATTTTTTGTTTAAAATTTTAGTTAATGGTTGTTATGGAGATTGTATTTTTAATTTCAAAACAATAAAAATTGATTTTATTGTCTAGTTATTTTTAATATCCTCAAATGGAAACTTGTATTATTTGCTTGGAATCACTAGAAAAATCAAATAAAACAGATTGTTGTAATAAAGTTTTATATCATGATTACTGTGGTCAAAAATGGTTTGATACTAATTTTTTAAATTCTCAATGTCCTTGGTGTAAACAGCCTATAAATAATTCTAATAGTGTTGTTATTAGGTCTTATAATAAATTGAAAAATTTGGTTTCAGCTGTAAATTATCAGTCGACGTTTAATTTTTATTCGGTTTTTGATGAGTTAAATATGGAAAACTATAAAGACGATTTAAATTATTTTGTATTATATTACTTTAAAAATGAGACGACTCATGAATTTAAAATACATTTTAAAGACAATAGTACTTTTGTTTTTTGGTATAATAAAGACTCTTACACCTATATTTTTCCCTATTCTTCATTTGAAAATTTAATAAAAAATAAAAGTCAAGCCTTGCAAAAATATAAAGCCAATGAATTAATTGCCTATGCTTATTTTGAATAAAATTTTGCTCTATCCTGGAAATTTTTCAATTTCGTCCCAAAATTTAGCATCTTCTTCTTGATTTGGTAAATCTGTAATTTGTATTTTTATTTTTTTTCCAGCAATTTCTATTGTCGATTCATTAAGAATATTGCATAATATATCAAATTGCTGACAAATTTGTTCTTGTTGACTTTTTTTTATTTTTTTAGAAACAAGCCAATCTCTTAAATCTGGATGAATAGGTTTTGGATTCAAATTTCCCATTACTATGAATAAAAAATATTTTTAGCTAAACTAAATTTTCAACAATAAAAATCCTAAACTAATGAAAAATCCCAAACCAAAAAGTTCAACAATTATGTGATAAGGTAATTTTTTCATAGACATTAGTTTATTACAAAAAATTGCTTCATTGATTAATGCTATTATAATCAAGCTTGCAAAAACAATTACTGTAATCATCCAAGGCATTGTTGTTCTAGTAAAAAATTATTTTGAATACATGATAAACAATAATAAAAATTCAATAGAAGTCAAGATTATTGTATATAAGTTTGAAATTTTAGCTATAAAAAGACCCAAATCAATAAAAAATAATACAATCCATAATAAAACTAGATAAAGATGAGGTCGATAGGAACTTTTTTTATAAAACACAAATGCAATACTTATTAATGTGATATAACTAATCAAATGAATTAAAAGAGATTGTCTATTCGAATCTAAATGTTTCATATGAGAATAACAATGAATAATTTCAAAGAAAATGAGAGAAATAAATATACAAGAAATATAAAAATTTCTAGAAAACAATAAAAATAAAACTAGAACAATAATAGAAACTAAATTAACAAATGCAGAATAAGGTTGTTTGAGAGTTTTATTAGATAATTCACAAGTATCTTTTGGAAATTTATAATGACTCATTTTCTATTTGGTAAAAAATAAAAAATGTTATTCTTTCAAGAGTCGAATACCATTTCCATTACAACATTTACTCCCTAAACTGTAATTTTTTGGTTTATACTTTGTAAACATTTTTTTAAAGATATAAATATCGATTTTATTTTTTTTAAATTCGGTCCAATGAATAAAAATATCATCATGTATAATTGGTTCTCTATTTTTCATTATATCTAAAAATTCATGATAAATGGACTCTAGTTTATTTTTTTGAACAAAGGACAGGATAAACTTTTTCAATTCTAAAGGTAAATTCATTTAAATTCCAACTCCAACTCTTTAAATATTTCTAATAATTTCAAAGGAAACTTATCTCCAATTTTTTCAATCAGTTGTTTATGCGATTCAATTTCTTTTTTCCATTCTATAGGATTGACAGAAATAATTTTTTCAAAACTGTCTTGACAAAAATCCAATCCTTTCCAACAAAATTTATCGAAAATAGGATGTATTCCAATTTTAGAGTTTAGAGTTAATAATTTGCCTTCTATTCTTTGTAAAATCCACCAAAGGACACGCATATTTTCTCCAAATCCTGGCCAAATAAAATTTCGATTGTTATCCCGTCGAAACCAATTCACCATAAACATTTTGGGAGGATTTTCTAAACTTTCTCCAATATTTAACCAATGTTGAAAATAATCTCCCATATGATAACCCGTAAAGGCAATCATAGCAAAAGGGTCGTTTCTAAGTAACCCTTGTTGCCCTTTTATTGCAGCAGTAGTTTCAGATGCCAAGGTAGAAGCAAAATAAACTCCTTCCGCCCAATTTCGCATTTCTGTAACTAATGGCACACACGTAGCTCGTCTACCTCCAAAAATAAAAGCATCAATAGGAACATAACTTTCCCATAAAGGATCCAAAACTGGATTATTAATGGCTTTCATAGTAAATCTAGAATTAGGATGAGCCGCTACTCGTCCACAATCTGGAGTCCAATCCTTTCCTTGCCAATCAATCAAATGTGAAGGAGGAGTTTCAGTCATTCCTTCCCACCATACATCATTATCATCTGTTAGTGCTACATTGGTAAAAATTACATTTTCGTTTAATGAAGCCATACAATTTGGATTACTTTTCCAATTAGTGCCAGGTGCAACGCCAAAATACCCCATTTCTGGATTAATGGCATAAAGCCTAGTTTTTCCAGATATAGGGTCCAATCTTGGTTTTATCCAAGCTATATCATCTCCAATAGTTGTTACTTTCCAATCCTCAAATACATCAGGAGGAATCATCATGGATAAATTAGTTTTACCACAAGCAGAGGGAAAAGCCGCGGCTATATGATATTTTTTTCCCAAGGGAGACATGATTCCTAAAATTAACATGTGTTCCGCTAACCATGCATTTTCTTTTCCAATGACAGAAGCAATACGCAAGGCTAAACATTTTTTACCTAATAATGCATTTCCACCATAACCGGAACCAAAAGACCAAATTTCTCTTGTTTCAGGAAATTGAACTATATATTTAATAGGATTATGTGGCCAAGTTACATCCAATTCTCCATCTAATAAAGGTTTTCCTACAGAATGAATACAAGGAATAAAATCTCCTTCTCCTAATTTTTCCAAAACTAATTTTCCCATTCTAGTCATTAAATACATACTAATAACAACATAGGGACTATCAGTAATTTCGATTCCAATTTTAGAAATATCACAATCTAAAGGACCCATACAAAATGGTATAATATACATTTTTCTACCTTTCATACAACCTGAAAATAATGGTTTTAATATATTTCTCATTTTATCTGGATCCATCCAATTGTTGGTTGGACCAGCGTCGTCTTGTTGGTGAGAACAAATAAAGGTTCTATTTTCTACTCGAGCAACATCTTCTGGATCAGATCGCGCTAAAAAACAGTTTTTACGATTTGAAAGTCGATGTAAAGAACCAGAAATAACCATTTCATTGCAAATATCATTAAATTCCTTTTCTGTACCATCACACCAATAAACAGAGTCAGGACTTGTCAAGTTTGAAATGCTAGAAATCCAATCTATTAATTTTTGATTTTTTACGTTCATTATTTTTTTTCTATTATAAATTAATTTTATAAATTAACGACCAGAAAAAAAATCATATTTTGAACAACGAAAAAGTCGTTGTTGTATACTGGAACCATTTGTATTTTCAAAAACTTTTACTTTTTCCAACAATGATTGTGGGGGAATATATAAATATTCTGTATCATCTATTTTTCCAATGAATTCTTTGTCAAAAATAGCATTACTTGGATCTGACAAATCTCTTATAATAGTTATTTTACCGGGTTGTCCTGGGTTATGAATTATCAAAGCATTCTTTGCAGCACACATAAATTTCATTGCTCCAGGACTCCCTTTTGCAAGAGCTATAATAGGATTTGTATAAATAGAATACTGGAAATTTCCACTAGTATATGGTTTTCCTTGCTTTTTTTCCCTATTTTTTCCACTTTCTTCACAACCAAGGCATTTATATTCATATCTAAAAGGACAATCTGGACCAGTTTTATGTTGATATATAAGCAAACATATTAGATCATTTGGATTTGATGTTCCAGCTAATTTCATAAATTTATTAATCTGTGACTCTGTTGGAGAAGTTTCTGGAATATATAAATTAAAATTTAATTTTCCATTATGTTTATTTAAAAAATCAATCATTTGCTTTTTAATTGCATTAGAATTAAACATATTTTTACTTTTCTTTGGATTTCCACTACAATCAAAAAGTTTACTGGGATTTGCCAAATCACATATTCCATTAAATCCACTATGTAGTGCCTTTTCTACAATTGATTTATAAACTTTTGATTGTTCTCTTATTTCTCCTCCGTCTATTGTTAAAAATGAGCTTGGAAAAGAATCATTGGTCGCATGATAAATTTTTATTGCATTTTTTGCCCAATAGGTTTTTCCAGAAGCGCTAGGACCCAGACCCATTATTATTTTGCCAGAAATATCGCCTGTGCTAAATGGTGGTTCAACATTTTTATACGGGACTATTGTGAAAAAGTCTTTATCTTTTTCCCATTCTCCAGTTACATTATTCAAATTATTGAGGTCAACATGGAATGCAAATAAAGGTCCGGTATTATTTATAGAAACATAGGAATTGGCAATTAATCGTAACATAAAAGCAGTTGAAGTAGTTTCAGTATTAATTTTGGTTTTTAATTGGTTCATTGATTTTTGATCAGCATTCCACCATTTATCGCAATAATCAACTTGATTACAATAAGGAATCTGCTCCATTATTACTATATTAGAAATGCTTAATAAAAGTTTTTCTTTTAATTGTTTTTCTTGAAAATCTGGTAAATCAAATTTTACATTTTCAAGGTAATTCATTTTTTATTTCTAAATTGATTTTTTTTTTTGTTAGTGATTTTGTACATTACATTATGATTAAGGTTTTACCGGCGGATCAAAATTTTTTATTTTCTTGAATAAAAAATGTTTCCTTATCATACTATACAATCAAATGAAACAGATTGGAAAAAATTGGCTGAAAAAGGTATTTCATCGACAAATCACGGAAAAATCAATTTACCAACATCTAAATTAAGAAGAAAAAGAAAAAACAAAAAATTGAATATAGAACATAATGAAATTGACAATAATTTTAAAGAATCCAACTTATTAGATGAAAATGATTTTGAAAATGAATCTCTATCTATTTCTATTAATAAATTTTTACAGTCACAGACTCCAACAGTTGAACAATCAGTGGTGGAAATTCCTTCTTTAGAAATACCTTTTAAAAAGGCACCAATGTCACAAGAACACTTGTCACAAGAACCTTTTTCACAAGAACCCTTTTCACAAGAACCCTTTTCACAGACACCCATGTCACAGACACCCATGTCACAGACACCCATGTCACAGACACCCATGTCACAGACACCCAGGCTTGAACAATCTGTATTAGAAATTCCTAAATTTGAAATGCCTTTTAAAAAGGCATCCATGTCACAGATGCCCTTGTCACATTCATCCAGGTCAATGTCACAGACACCCATGTCACAGACACCCATGTCACAGGCTCCCAGGCTTGAACAATCTGTATTAGAAATTCCTCAATTTGAAATGCCTTTTAAAAAGGCATCCATGTCACAGATGCCCTTGTCACATTCATCCAGGTCAATGTCACAGACACCCATGTCACAGACACCCATGTCACAGACACCCATGTCACAGACACCCATGTCACAGACACCCATGTCACAGACACCCATGTCACAGACACCCATGTCACAGGCTCCCAGGCTTGAACAATCTGTATTAGAAATTCCTCAATTTGAAATGCCTTTTAAAAAGGCATCCATGTCACAGATGCCCTTGTCACAATCTTCTGGGTCCATGTCACACAATGACATGTCACAGACATCCATGTCACATACTGACATGTCAATGATACAAATTCCTCAATTAGATATTCGTTTTAAAAATGAAACTATGTCACCAAAACCCTTGTCTCAGCATTCCATGTCACTGTCGCCCATTTCACAAACTGACATGTCAATGATAGAAATTCCTCCATTAGATATACCTTATAAAAAGGCAAGTAGGTCACATACCCCCTTGTCACAGACACCCTTGTCACAGACACCCTTGTCACGGATCCCGATACCTGAGGAATCTATGTTAGAAATGCCACAGTTCAAGTTACCAGTTACAACAATTCCCTTGTATGATAACATGGTTCAGTCGCCCATGTCTCATTCTAATATTGTAAAAATTCCAATTTTACCTTTATATACTCATCAAAATGATTTAGATTTACCAATTCAAGGTTCTACTTATAAAAATTTAAACTCTAAATTTATTCAAAATAAACAAGATATCGAAAGTGAATGTCCATCTTCATGCTCGGATCTTGAAAATATTGAAAATAATAATGATTTTGAAGAAACAACTAATGCAAGTGGATATGATTTGGTTGTAAATTATCCTGCTAATAATAGTTCTATTGCATACTTAACACAAGCAGTAACTGAATTACAATATCAAGTAAATGTTATTGGATTTAACACAAGATCTCCCGAAGCAGAAATAAAAGTAGGGCCTAATAGCACTGTTATCAGAGATGGGTCTATTTCATTCACAGGTGGTTCAACTATTATTGAATCTAATAAAATTTTTGTAAACAAACTTGTTGCGAATCAAATTAATGGTCAGGTAGCTGGAGATACAGGACTCCAAGGTCCAACAGGACAAATTGGTATAACCGGAGATACAGGACTCCAAGGTCCAACAGGACAAGTCGGTATTACTGGAGATACAGGACTCCAAGGTCCAACAGGACAAATTGGTATTACAGGAGATACAGGACTCCAAGGTCCAACAGGACAGATTGGTATTACAGGAGATACAGGGCTCCAAGGACCAACTGGACAAATCGGTATTACTGGTGCTTCAGGATATATCGGTCCAACAGGACAAATCGGTATTACTGGTGCCTCTGGTTATATCGGCCCAACAGGACAAATCGGTATTACTGGTGCCTCTGGTTATATCGGCCCAACAGGACAGATTGGTATTACTGGAGCTTCTGGATATATAGGACCAACTGGACAGATTGGTATTACAGGAGCATCTGGGTATATAGGACCAACAGGTCAAATCGGTATTACTGGAGCCTCTGGATATATAGGACCAACAGGTCAAGTCGGTATTACAGGTGCCTCTGGTTATATCGGCCCAACAGGTCAAATCGGTATTACAGGAGCCTCTGGTTATATCGGCCCAACAGGACAGATTGGTATTACAGGTGCTTCCGGTTATATAGGACCAACCGGACAAATCGGTATTACAGGAGCCTCTGGTTATATCGGTCCAACAGGACAAGTAGGAATAACTGGTGCCTCTGGTTATATAGGACCAACTGGACAAATCGGTATTACTGGAGCCTCCGGATATATAGGACCAACTGGACAAATCGGTATTACTGGTGCCTCTGGTTATATCGGCCCAACAGGTCAAATCGGTATTACAGGAGCTTCTGGATATATAGGACCAACTGGACAAGTGGGAATAACTGGAGATACAGGACTCCAAGGTCCAACAGGACAGATTGGTATTACAGGTGCCTCTGGGTATATCGGTCCAACAGGACAAGTAGGTATTACTGGAGCCTCTGGATATATAGGACCAACCGGACAAATCGGTATTACAGGTGCCTCTGGTTATATCGGCCCAACAGGACAGATTGGTATTACTGGAGCTTCTGGATATATAGGCCCAACAGGACAGATAGGTATAACCGGCGCCTCAGGGGACATAGGTCCAACAGGACAAATCGGTATTACTGGACCCTCCGGATATATAGGACCAACAGGACAGATAGGTATTACAGGTGCTTCTGGATATATAGGACCAACTGGACAAGTGGGAATAACTGGTGCATCTGGGTACATTGGTCCAACAGGACAAGTAGGAATAACTGGTACCTCTGGTTATATAGGACCAACTGGACAGATCGGTATTACAGGAGCCTCTGGGATCATAGGACCAACTGGGCAGATTGGAATAACTGGTGCATCTGGGTACATTGGTCCAACAGGACAAGTCGGTATAACTGGTGCATCTGGTTATATAGGCCCAACAGGACAGATAGGTATAACCGGCGCCTCAGGGGACATAGGTCCAACAGGACAAATCGGTATTACTGGACCCTCCGGTAATATAGGACCAACAGGACAGATAGGTATAACCGGCGCCTCAGGGGACATAGGTCCAACAGGACAAATCGGTATTACAGGAGCCTCTGGATATATAGGTCCAACAGGGCAGATTGGTATTACTGGTGCTTCTGGATATATAGGACCAACAGGACAAGTAGGAATAACTGGTGCCTCTGGTTATATAGGACCAACAGGGCAGATTGGTATTACTGGTGCTTCTGGATATATAGGACCAACTGGACAAGTAGGAATAACTGGTGCTTCCGGGTATATTGGACCAACTGGTCAAGTCGGTATAACCGGCGCCTCAGGGGACATAGGTCCAACTGGACAAATCGGTATTACTGGTGCTTCAGGATATATAGGCCCAACAGGACAAATTGGCATTACTGGAGCCTCAGGTTATATAGGACCAACAGGGCAGATTGGTATTACTGGAGCCTCAGGTTATATAGGACCAACAGGGCAGATTGGTATTACTGGTGCTTCTGGATATATAGGACCAACAGGACAGATAGGTATTACTGGAGCCTCAGGTCTTCAAGGACCAACAGGACAAGTAGGAATAACTGGTGCCTCTGGTTATATAGGACCAACAGGGCAGATTGGTATTACTGGAGCCTCAGGTCTTCAAGGACCAACTGGACAAGTCGGTTTTACTGGAGCCTCAGGATTTCAAGGTCCAACAGGGCAGATTGGTATTACTGGAGCCTCAGGCCTTCAAGGACCAACTGGACAAGTCGGTTTTACTGGAGCTTCAGGTCTACAAGGACCAACTGGACAAGTCGGTTTTACAGGGGCCTCTGGATACATTGGTCCAACAGGGCAAGTCGGTATTACAGGAGCCTCTGGAACCATAGGACCAACTGGGAAAGTCGGTATCACAGGTGCTTCCGGGTATATAGGTCCAACAGGACAAATTGGTATTACCGGAGCCTCAGGTTATATAGGACCAACTGGACAAGTAGGGCCTACTGGAGTGGGAACCACGGGTCCTATAGGTTATACAGGAGTTCAAGGTTCTACTGGTGTACAAGGAGTTACAGGTCTAGCAGGAACAGGATCAGTAGTAGGCGGTGTAACAGGTAGTATCCAATATAATAGTGGGGACACATCCTTGGCAGGTAGTTCAAATTTTACCTATAATGATTCGGTCTATGCATTAAATTTAGCACAAACTTCTTCAAATTACCAAATTGGAGGAACTGCTGTGTTAAATTCGAGTAGCTTGGGTAGTGGTGTGGTCAATAGTTTTTTGCAGGCAATCGATCCCCCATCAAATGTTTTATACATTGGTAATCGAACCACTAATAAATATTTTGAATTTACAACTCCTACAACATTAATTGACTTTATTTCCTCTGGAATTACTGGAACCGATTATAATGCTAGAATTCGATGCACCGGTGGTTCGACAGGAGCGGGCTCAGGAACTTTGACTTCCACCGCGAATTCCTTTGTTTTCAATACATTTGGCACAAATGGTCTTCAAATGTATAATAATACAATAACTTCAGGAGGCACACCTTTATCATTAAATTGGGGATTAGCAGGAAACACCAATCAAGCAGTTCAATTGGACTATAACTATAATACTACGTCATCCTCCAATTCATTAGGTTTGGGGTTTTGGGGTAATAATAATTTAGTGAATCTAAATCAGGATGGTGAAACTATCTTTAATAAGAATAAAATTTTTCCATACTATGGTGCTGTATTTACCAATGCAGGGGCTTCGATAGGAGGAGCCACCGGTCAATTAAATTACGATGGAGCAATTTACAGATTTAGTGGAAATCTTTGGGTTACTGTAGATGATAATTTTTATTTTAGAAAAGCAGCAAATATTAATGGGACGTATGACAATACAAGTAATGTCTCATTTAATTTTGATTGTACTAATGCAAGGTTAGGAATAGGAACAGCCACTCCATCGTATTCACTTGATATCGCAACTTCTACTGGGTCTGCTAGTGCAAGTGTCACTGCTGGAAGATATTTTAGTAGGACAAGTAATTTGACAACTATTTCTGGAACTTTAACTACTGCAATCTCCATACGAGCCGTAAGAGGTATATGGATTGATAATGATCAAAACGATTCACAGGCATGTTTTGTTTCTGGTAATAGTGATCGGCGCATCAAAAAAGACATTACAGAGTTGAATAAAGATGATAGTTTGAATAAAATCAGGAAAATCGAACCTGTTTCCTTTAAATACATAAATGGTGATATCAATGACATTGATTCTATTGGATTTATTGCTCAAGATGTTAAAGCTGTATTGAATAAAGGAGTCAATACATTGAGTAATACAATCCCAAATATATTTAAGAAAGGGGTGTTTGAAGTAATGAATAACAAAACATGGAAAATTATATTAACTGAACCGCACAATTTAGAAACTGAAAAACAATCCACCAATAAAATAAAACTAATCGTCCGGGAAACAGAAATAAAAGAAATAGATTTAATGTTGAATTATACAATTGAAAATAATTATAATTTTATTGTTACGAGGGATGACGCCTTACCAACTAATTTATATAATAATGATGTATTTGTTTATGGATGTGAAGTTACAGACTTTCATACATTAGATCCAACAAGTATTTTTATAACGACTGTTTCAGCTGTCAAAAAATTAGATGAATTAATACAATCTTTAATGGATCGGGTTAGTTATCTAGAAAGTAAAATTACTTGAAAAAATATTTTTTCACCTTGGAGAAACTTGTTTTTAAAAAAATAGTTTTTTAAAAGAAATTGTTTTTCTCAGGAATCAAAAACAAAAATCATTATATGACAAATGAGGATACTTGTAATATGTCGTATAATTAAAATTTCTTAATAATTGTAATGCTTCATTATTATTATTTGAAAAAAAATCGCTATAATTTCTAGTCCAAACATACATTGTCAAATAATCTAATCCTGTAATAATAACATAATTATCATCAAGATGTTTTAATTGTAGATTTGGAATTACTGAAGAAGAAATCGCCAATGGAGTTAATAAAATTGTATTATTAACATTACTTAATTCGTAAGTTCTATTTTGAACATATCCAATTTCTTTATGATTATGAATCATGGCATTTTTTAAAATGTTTACGTTATTATTTTTTGTTGAAACAACTACATCTATACAATTCCAATCGATTTCTGTGCTTTCTTGTACATACTTGCTACTATAAATTTGAAACCAATTTCCATTTAAAAAAGAAATTGGACTTGATTTTGGTTCTAAAAGACGGCTTGATACAAAAGAGGAATAAATAAAAAAGATTGGTAAAATATTCCAAATTTTCATTTTTATTTAAAAAAATTCGTTTTTAAATGAAAAAAAAATAAAAAAAAAAAAAATTGTCATTCAATAAAATAAAGGAAAAATGCCATCAACTAGTACTTCTAAATGCCCTGCCACATTACCATCCCCTTGCGTCAATACAATTGCTGACCCTAATTTCATAGTCGTTCCTACTGGCGGATGCTGGGCTAGAGCTGATTATGCTGAAATTATCAACAGAACTGTTATTACCAAATCCATCGTTGCCATTGATTGCTCAGACATTGCCAACAACACTGGAGGACTTCCCCAACTTATCGTAGATGCCTCCAACGTAATTGTAAACCAAGGAGCATCCAATGACCTTCTTTCCGCCAACCTTGACAAACTCGTAAGTTGCATTGTCAACAACAATGGTGTCATTTCCCCATCTGACCCTATTGTCAGTGCTTATGTATTTGAGTACAACACCCAAAAGGTCATTGCCACCTCTACCCCTCCTGCCAGCCTCATCCCTACCGATTTTTCTGCCAAATTCGACGTTCTTTCCAGAAACAGCAAACTCAACAGTCTCATCACCTACGAGACCCTCCTTGCTAACCCCTCGACCTGGTACGAATTTGTAGCTCCCGATGTGACTGACCCCACCAACCAAAGCTATGCCTACCGCTTTGTATCCTACGCCAGCGAATTCTACAGACTCGTCATCAACGTTCGTCTTACCCCAGTTCCCGTCCTTTACCCATGCGCCATTCTCGAAATCCCCGAGGAGAATGTTGATGTATGCTGTGAAGAGGATGAGTGCAACACCATCAATTTCTGCAACTGGCAAGTACTCTAAAGAGTAAGAGTAAGAGCTAGATCGAGAGCCACAACGATTTTTAGTCTAAAATATTTTTAAACCAATGTTTAAAAATTTATATTTACTAATAATAGTAGTTGTGTTTCCAAATGAAATTACAAAGTCATTTTCATTTTTCCAAAAGTAGTAGTCGACAAATTTTTCAATTATTTCCAATTTCAAAACCTATATATGATGAATTAGGTTCTGAAATAAAAACGGGAACTTTTTATAAATGCCCAGTTTACGATTTTAAATTTGTTCCTTTATAAATTTTTTTTTGTTGCCACAAAGTTGTATATTGTTGAATAGGAAATGTTGTTTTACAAGAATGGCGTTCGGGAAAGGAAACAACCTTTTTTCCAGTCAAAACATCTAATATTTGATCATTTTCGATATATTTCATTACATGAATCACCGTTTCTTCATGAAAATGTAAACCATATCCTAAACTAAATAAACTCTTGTTGAAAATTCTAGAAAAAACTTGACCAAACATATAGGGACCTGTAACAGATAAATGTGAATCTCCATAAAAATTATTTTCTATATTACTGACACATTGATCTATACATTCTTTCATTAAACGATGTTGAGGAACAATATAAATAAATCCATTAATAATTTTTGGATTTTCAGACAATTGATGATTGGAATTCAAAACGAGTCCAAGAGAAGCTTTTGAAAATACGATTTCCCGTAGGGAAATAACCAACTTTTTATTTAAATCCATATAAACACCGCCATGATGAAATAAAAAACAATATCTAAATAAATCGGCTTTAAAAGCTCCCGGAATTAATTTTAAATAAGCGTCTAAAACTTTTGAACTAAAATAATCTTGAATATATTGAATTCTAGCTTTTTCATCAAAAAAATAAAAAGTATATTCTGGATTCAAGGTTTTTATGGACTCTAAATGATTTTGACAAGCCAAGTTTTCATGGGTTGCACATATGATAAATGGAATTTTTTGAGAATATTTAGCTTTGTAAATTAAATTTCTTGTAAAGTATTCTGGTTTTAGATAAATATACAAAACTATAATAATAAGTAGAATACAAATTACCAAAAAAAGCATTTTTATTATATAATATAATAAAATGAAAACTGTGCTTGTAACAGGTGGAACAGGACTTGTAGGCCAAGGAATAAAATCTATTTCTTTACAATTTCAAAATCAACTAGAATTTATTTTTATTTCTTCAAAACAGTTTGATCTTACAAAGACTGAACAAGTGAAAAGCATGTTTGAAACGCATAAACCAAATTACATCATTCATTTAGCAGCATGTGTAGGAGGCCTTTTTAAAAATATGAACAACAAGGTCGAAATGCTTGAAAAAAATTTGCTCCTGAATTATAATATAATTCATTATAGTCACGTTTACAAAGTTGAAAAATTAATTGCTTGTCTTTCCACTTGTATATTTCCTAATAATATACTTTCTTACCCAGTCACCGAAGAAATGCTACATGATGGACCTCCTCATTCATCCAATGATGCTTATGCTTATGCTAAAAGAATGATTGAAATACATTGTAAAGCATACAGAGAAAATTTTGGTGATCAATTTATTTGTGTGTCTCCCACCAACATTTACGGACCTCATGATAACTTTAATTTGGAAGACGGACATGTTTTACCTGTATTAATTCATCGTTGTTTTTTAGCAAAGCAATCCAAACAAAAATTTATTATTCGAGGAACGGGGGCACCTTTACGACAATTTATTTTTTCAGAAGATGTTGGACTTGCTATTGTAAAAATTTTATTAACAGAGAATGTTCCTGATAATATTATTTTATCAGTTCCTGAAAGTCAAGAAATTAGTATTGCCGAGGTTGGAAATTTAATTGCCAAAAATTTTTATTATCAAGATCATATTGAGTTTGATAATAGTTACAGTGATGGGCAATTCAAGAAAACAGTTTCTAATAAACGTCTTTTGAATTTATTTCCAGATTTTAAATTTGTTTCTGTAGAAAATGGAATACAGAGAACGATTCAATGGTTTTTGGAAAATAAAAATATTGCAAGAATTTAATTTTTATAATTCAATTTGAATAGGAAGTGTTACTGATTGTTTTGGTAATAATACTTGATTTAATATCAACATGCACGTTTGACCCGCCAAAATTTGTGCCGTCAAATATAATGCAAGTAATGTCCAAGTATCAATATTACCCTCCCAATATTTTAGTTTAGTTGCACTAAAATCCATAAGTGAAACCGCAGGATTATAATGACCTCCAGAAACTTTACCTGTCATATAAATACTTGTAGAAAGAGACGCTCCGATAGTTAGAGGAGTGACAACGCCAAAAGAATTTTGCTTGACCACTGAAAAGATGGTTCCTAGAAAGAAAAAAGTGCCAATAAATTCAGCTAGAAATATTTTAAAATACATTTTTATTATTGGATGTCAATTCTTTAAACAAAATATAGGCTAATTTTATTTTTTTAATTAGAAATAAAATGCCTAAAATATCTAAAGGACAAATACACAACTACTCTGTGGTGTTACGCAAGCTGAAACGAATAAGGCTCAAATTTTATTGAATCGTAATAAGGTTGTAGTAAATGCTTCGAATGTCGATATATTTAGAAAGTTAACCGCTCTACCAAACTGTAGAGAGCTGAGATGTGTAGACTTAGGACTAACAGAATTACCTGCGCTACCACAATGTGAAATCCTGGACTGTACTTATAATCAAATAACAGAATTACCTGCGTTACCTCAATGTACAGAATTACACTGTTATCATAACCAAATTACAGAATTACCTGCTTTACCAAAATGTCTGCTTTTAGACTGTTTTTCTAACCAAATTTTAGAATTACCTTCATTACCAGAATGTCGTTTTTTAGACTGTTCTCATAATCAAATAACAGTGCTACCAGAACTACCCAATTGTATAGAATTAGATTGTTCTTATAATTTAATAACTCAAATACCTGAACTACTTCATTGTCCAGACCCAATTTATGATCATAATCCTATATTACCTCCAGCACCACTTTATCAAATCAATCGTGCTTGGTGGAATTCTCAACAACAAAGACAAACTAAACAACAAATCAAACAACAATTAACTCAACAACAGAAAAAGCAAGTACAAAGAACGGATCCCATTTCATTACAGCAATTTCAAAGTCCTGCTTTAGGAAATGATTTTGCAATTTATGACGATTCAACATTAACCAATTTTCCCTTTAAAGGTATGAGAGGTCTTGATGTAACAAGTAATTTACCTTTAAAACAAGCCGTAAAAAAATATAACACACAACAAGATCCGGTTAAAAAGAGAAACATGAAAAAAGATATAGCCAAATATGTAGCTTTATTACAAACATTGAGAGGATATGGTTTACAAGAGTTATTTGGGCAACAATGATTAAAATCGAATTGACCCTATGGTTCTTGGAAATTCAATCATATCCCTAATATTTTCCATTCCTGTCAGCATCATTAACAATCGACTCATCCCAATACCAAAACCACAATGTTCTACAGATCCATATTTGCGTAAATCTAAATAATAATCTAGATCTGATGAACCATCTGCTTTTACTAGGCCGTGAGTTTTCATCGATTCCAACAATTTCGCATAATCAGATGTTCTGCATGATCCTCCTAATACTTCACCAATACCTGGAACCAATAAATCACAACATTCAACAGTTGGAACAGATAAAATTGGGTCTATTTCACTTGATTCTTTCATATAAAAAGCTTTAATTTCTTTCGGGTAATGAGTAACAAATACTGGCTTTTTCAAAATCACATCGGTTAAATATCTTTCGTGTTCCGATTTCAAATCAAATACTCCATTTTCAGGTAAATCAATTTCAAATTTATGTCCCTCTGCTTGTGCTTTTAACAGAGTTTGCATTACTTTCGAATATTTCATACGCGCAAAATCTACAGTCAATAGAGTATCAAGGTATTCTAAAAGCGTTGGTTTGAATTTATCTGAATCTGCGCGTTTTTGATAATAAAATTGATCTAAAAATTGCATATCGATTAAACACTTTTTCATTAAATGTGAGATACAATATTTAATATACTCTTCCGCTAAATCCATATTATCGAATAAATCAGCAAAAGGAATTTCGACTTCCAGCATAGTAAATTCAGCTACATGTCTTGATGTTTGTGATGGGTCTGCCCTAAACGCTGATTGATAGCAATAAACACCGCCAAGAGCCAAACAGTATGTTTCTAAAGCTAGTTGACCGCTAACTGTTAGAAATGCAGGAGCCTTGAAAAAATCATCAGAATAATCGATTGTTGACCCAGTCAAAGCCTTTGTAACTTTGCTCTTATCTGTTGTAACTTGAAATGCTTCACCACCTCCTTCACAATCATTTTGTGTAATTTGAGGTGGCGCTACTAGAATGAAATTTTTTTCTCGACCATAAAATTCGTGGGTAGCCATCGCCAACTCGTGTCTCATACGGGCAATTGCACCAAATGTATTCGTTCTTGGTCTAAGATGTGGTATCGTTCGAAGAAATTCCAAGGTAATTTTACCTTTAGAAGGCAATGGGTTCAATCCAATGATTCCTCCGCAAATTTCTAAATCAGAAGAACATGTTAAACTTAATTCAAATGGTTGTGCAGGGACAGGACTTTCTACTAAAGTGCCACAAGCAATCACGGAGCAACCAAAAGCTAATTTCGCATTCTGTTCCTCTGATAAAATTATACTATCAAATATTACTTGAATATTCTTAAGCGTTGACCCATCGTTTACAGATAAAAATGTCATATCTTTTTGATTTCTAAATGTTCTTACCCAGCCCTTGACTTGGATATTTTTTCCAATTAGTGATTGATAAGATTGATAAATGTTAGATATACTTGTCATTGTTAATACCTGTTTTTGAAAAATAAACAAAAATAAAAATGATAATCAGTTTTAATTAAAAATACGTTCTGTAAAACCTGAAAAAAGATATTGCCAAATAGATTGAAATATTGAGTGGCCTTGAAAATTTATTTGGTAATCAATAAGAAATTGTAATTTTATTTTTAAATTTTGGAAAAATAAAATGCCTAAAATACCTATAAACCAAATACAAAACTATTCTGTAGATGTGACCAATAATGAAATACAAATTGCTCAAAGTTTATTGAATCGTAAAAAAATTATAGTCGACGAAGAAAATGTAGACGTATTTAAAAAGTTGACCAATCTACCAAATTGTGAAAGACTAAGTTGTATTGAATTAGAATTAACAGAATTACCTGCGTTACCACGATGTGCATACTTATTTTGTAGAAAAAATCAATTAAGAGAATTACCTGTGTTACCAAAATGCAAAGTCTTAGAGTGCGAAAATAATCAATTAACAGAATTACCTGCGTTACCACATTGTACAGACTTATCTTGCGGATACAATCAATTAACAGAATTACCAGCGCTACCAAAATGTTTAAGCTTATGGTGCAGTTTCAATCAATTAACAGAATTACCTGCGTTACCACAATGTCATACCTTAGACTGTGACTATAATAATTTAATAGAATTACCTGCGTTACCAGTATGTACACACTTATATTGCGCAAACAATCAATTGATAGAGTTACCTGCATTACCACAGTGTAAATACTTAGACTGTACCTATAATCAATTAACATTTATACCACCATTGCCCAATTGCTCAAACCCAAGGATTCATCATAATCCTATTTTACCTATACCACTTTATAAGACAAATCGTGCTTGGTGGGATTCTCAACAACAAAGACAACTGAAACAACAACTAAAAAACCAATTGACCCAGCAACAAAAAAAGCAAATCAAGAGAACCGATCCAATTTCTTTACAGCAATTTCAAAGCCCTGCTTTAGGTGAGGATTTTGCTATTTATGACGATTTAACATTATCCCATGTTCCCTTTAGAGGTATGCGAGGACTTGATGTTACACGCAATTTACCATTAAAACAAGCCATACAAAAATATAAAACACAACAAAACCAAGCAAAAAAAATAAACATGAAAAAAGATATAGCTAAATATGTTGCATTGTTACAATTCTTTAGAAATCAATAAAAAAATTGATAAATTTGCCCCGTCCACGTTTTGTTAGAAAATGATTTTAAATGTATTTTTTTAATCAAATGCAAACTCCAAAGCAATAAACAAAATACCAAATTTTAATGGCTATTTTACAAATTATTGAAAATCTTTTATTCAAGATTTACCAAGAAACTCCTTTCTAAATTTGTTATATAATTTATCATATTCAATCAAAAGAGTATCTACGTCAATTCTATAGACTGGGTCAGCTCGAATCATTATTTTTGTCAAGTTCCATATATCTTTATCAACTTGGCCAAATAAAATTGCAAAAACGAGTCCCAAGGAATAAATATCTATTTTTTCAAAAGAAACAACCTTGTCTGGATAAGAATAATCTCGATAATCTAAAATATCTGCCACAATATAATCTAATATTTTTTGATTTTTTATATCAAGAATAAATGTTTCACGAATTTCATGTTCTGGTAATTTTTCAAGACTATTTGGTTCATTTAAAATATAATTAACATCAGGGGGCCAAACAAAATAAACTTCATCCCAATCATGATTTTTTTGGAAACTTGTAAACATACTTTTTTTATCAGTTAAAAAGTCATAATCAATTAATTTGGATGTATTGGTATCAATATCATAGACTATATTTGCAGTTTTAATATCCATATGTGCTAATTCAAGATCTTTCATGGCACGTAGTCCATAAACAATATTTCGAAACGATAAAAATAGTAAACGAACACATTCTCTTGTTGGTTTAAATTTTATATTATTCCAAGATTTACCTCCATATTCATAAATAAATTCAATGTTTGGTTTAAAAGTTATTTTATTGGTTTGTAATATGGAATCCCATTGTTTTCTATTATGCGCAGTCTTTTTACAATAACCAACATAGGGAACTGAATATTTTCCTTGTGGATCCATTTTTTTTCTTTTTTGTTGTAAACCCTGAACAATTTTCACATTTAAATCATTACTTTGGATAGCCATTTTACCAATATATTTTTTCGATGGAATCAAATTACCGGAAGTTTCACATAAAAATGGTGGAGGTTTATAAACATTACCATAAGTTCCAGAACCTAAAAATTTGCTCATTTTTTTAATTTAGAACAATTTATTTAATCTCTACAACTAAAAAAATGCAATTGTTGTTTAGTTCAACATTTTTTATTACAAATGTTTTATCCACTCTTTCCAAAAAATATTACCTCTATTCTCTATTTTTTGGATTACTCATTATTACAAGTTTATTAATTCATTCTCAAGGCACGATGTTCTATAATCTATTAGATAAAGTTATTATAGCTTTTATTGTTATTACTGGAGGAATTTATACCTATTATAAATTATCAATAAAAAATTTTGCTTTATTATTCTTTATTTTTTCAACATTTTTTGGAACCATTTATTTCTATATTTATGGGTTTTGGACCAAAAGTCTTTGCTTTCATCCAACGTTGGGAAATGATTATCATTATTGGATGCACTTTATTGGATCTATTGGACATCATTTTATTTGCTTATTGTAGGTTTAAAGAAATAAATATCAATAATTATAAAATGATTCAATATAGAGATTGGCAATTACGATTTTTACAATATCTTGATGAAAAACCACTTGGATCGATTATTAATTTATGTGGAGGTTCTTGGGGAAAATCTTGGTTACAACATGTGAATACGAATCCTAATCTTTTGTATTTTAATGAAAGTTTTGGTAGTAATCCAATGGATCCAGGTAAGAAAGTAATAATTATTTCTTTATCTAAAATTCCTAATGTTGACTACGACTATTATGAAATTGAAGAGCACGAAAATTATGATGACCTTGTAAATTTGTATCCTCCATCACTCATTAATTATTCCATTGATGCCTATTAATTTTTTTAAAGTGATTTAAAGATGAAAATTCTTTAAACCAAAGATGACTCCATTGCTGAGTGAATATTTTGATTTATTGGAAAAACATGAAAAAGATTTCAAACGTGAAAATGTAGTGTTATTAATGCAAGTTGGATCATTTTATGAAGCTTATGAAATTGATGAACCTGTTCGTAGAGGATGTGCAAAAATTATTTCTGATGTGTTGCGAATGCATTTGACCAAAAAAAATGGCAACAAATCCGTAGCTGAAAATAATCCTTGGATGGTGGGATTTCCAACCTATGTTTTGGGAAAACATTTGGCTCGCCTCAACGATGAAGGATTTACAGTAGCAGTTTATGATCAAAAAGCGGAAAATAAGCAAGAAAGAGAATTAAAAGGTATTTACAACTTTATCATGAGACATGAAAATGAGGATGAAATTATTTCTGCGGTAGCCGATCGACGAATTTTTGGATTATTGATTGAAAAATATAAGAATGGCTCTGGACGAGTTAAAAATTTTCGTTATCTAATATCAATAGCCTACGTTGATATGACAAATGGTTTTATAGGAGTTTGTGAGCAAGATAGTGAAGATTATCATCGAGAAATTCAAAATATATTATTACATTATTCGCCTCCACAAATGATTATTAAATTTGAAAATTTTACCGAGGAGGAGCAAAAACAAACCACAACTAATATTTCTCGTAGTTCTAGTTGTCGTATTGTGTTGTGTGATGAAGATTTTCCCGTAACACAAATTTTAGGTTTATTACAAGATCTTTATGAAATAAAAGAAGACCCTATTGTTTACTTGGGATTAGAACGACATGTAAGTTTGAGTAAAACTTTGAGTATGGTTTTAAACAATATCAAGAAATTCGATCCTATTTTGGCTACTAAACTCCAAAAACCATCTTTTATGGATAATCTTGGACAGTATTTAGAGTATAATCGAGATGCTTTTTTAGAATTAAATATAGCATCGATTTGTGAACGGAGAAGGAGTTATGTTCAAACGAGTAAACAAAAAAGTTTAATGGATATATTAGGACATGGAATGAGTTTATTGGGTAAAAGACGGTTAGAAGGAATCTTACGAAAACCATTGACTGACTCCTTTGAAATTTTAAAACGACAAGAAACCATTGAATATTTTCAAAATGAAATGGACGCGTATAAAGAACCTATAAGAGTTCCTGATCTTGAATGGATGATGTTAAAATGGAAACGTGAACGATTATCTTATCGATTAACGGGACAATTTTTAAGTGCTTTACAAGATATTTATAATGTCACAAGTCAAGTTTTTCCAGAATTTTGGGAGGAAAACAAATTTAAAAATGTTTTGACAGAATTGGAGGAATGCTTGGATTTCAAAAAAATGTCTAGTGAGGATTTGGATTTTATAAAAATTTCCACACCAGAATTAAAAGAATTTGAAAGTCAAAAAGAAATTTTACAACAAGCCTTGAATAAAATTGAGGATTCCTACAAGGAATATTTCAAGCTTCAATCCCATGATAATTCCTGGTTTTTAACTTGTTCTGTAAAAAAATGGGAAACCTATCAATATCGTAATCTTAACAATGAACTTTACGAAATTAACAAAAATAAAAGCACAGTGAAAGTAAGTTTTGAAAATTTGGATAAAATTTCAAATAAACTCGAAAATTTAAATCAAGAAAAATCATCCTTTGTTTTGGCTAGTTTTCGTTCTATTTCTAGAGAAATTTTAGAAAAACGAGAAAAAGATTTGAGTATTTTGATTCGAAAAATTGGAGAAATGGATTGTTTTGTGAGTTTGGCTAGATTTTTTTCTAAACATTTTTATACTAAACCTGTTTTAATTGAAAACACTACATCGACTATCACAGTTGAAGAATTAAGACATCCTATTTATGAATACATTGAAAAAGACCAATTATTCGTTCCTTATTCTTTTACAATTGGAGGAGATTCTCAACCATTAGGAATGTTATTGTATGGAATGAATAGTTCAGGAAAAAGCACCTTGTTAAAAAGTTTGGGAATGGCTATTTGGATGGCTCAATGCGGACTGTATGTTCCTGTTAAAAATTTGGAATGGACTTGTTTATCTAGTCTATTTACCAAAATTGGTTCCTATGATAATTTATTTTGCGGGCATTCCACTTTTGTAGCTGAAATGAGTGAACTGAACTATATCCTTAGAAAGAGTAATGAAAAATCGTTAGTCTTATGTGATGAATTAACTTCAGGAACAGAGACACGATCAGCAACAGGTATTGTATCTTCAACACTTTGTCATTTAGTAGAAAAATCAATTTTATTTCTATTTACAACTCATTTACATACAGTAGCAGCAATTCCTGAAATTAAAGAGAATCCAAAAATACGAATTTGTCATTTTAAAGTTTGTTCTGAAAATCAACCTTCTTATTTGATTGATGATATTAAAATTCGTTACGATCGAGAACTTAATGATGGTTCGGGAAATGACCTGTATGGTATAGAAATTGCCAGAGCTTTAGGAATGTCGGAAAATTTTATTACTAAAGCGTTTGAATACAGGGAACGAGTTGAATTATTTGTTCATGGTTCTAATCAAGAATACAAAACATCAAGATATAATAAAAATGTAATTATGCAACATTGTCAAATTTGTGAAAGTAAAATAAACTTACATAGTCATCATATTACTCCTCAAGCTGTATTTGATAAAAATCCTTCATTTCATCATAAGAATGGTAAATATAATATACTAGTGGTTTGTGAAAAATGTCATGAAGAAATTCATTCAAAAAGTAAATAAAATTTTATTTTAGATATTATAGATAATGGATTACTCTCAATATATTCATATTCCCCAACCTGTTCAAATTCCAACGGTTGCTCCTATTCCTACACCAACTCCAGAACCAGAACCTACTCCAACTCCTGTTCCAACTCCTATTATTGTGCCTCAAAATCCAGTCAATATTTTTAATCCCGTAGATGCAATTTTACCGGTAACCATTCCACAAAACGCATATTATAGTTTTAGTTATCCATCTCCAATTGTATATAGTGTAAATCCTTCAGAAGTTCCTACTACTTACAATACAAATTCATCAAATCCCTATGTAATTGTATCCAATACTCAAACTCAAATTTAAAAAGTTGAATATATTTTCTATTTTTTCACCCAAAATAGAAATTAATGAACTTGTTTGTTGGAATATTATGTACATTCAGTCAGTTAAAATATGGAATTTCAAAAACTGGAAAATCTATTTACAAATGTCAACCTCTAGATCCCTCATTGGGTCCAATTCGTATTGTATATGGTGGAAAATTAAGAGGTAAAATTGTTATTGTTTTTAAATTGGATCCAGACAAATCTAAAGAAGAAATGCCACTTGGAGAGTTATATCACGTGATTGGTCTTGCCAATCCAGAAAATCTTGTCACTACTTTTTTATATCATTTCAATGTTATTCGAAAAAATTTTAAAGAATGTGAAGCAAATGAAACCATGGAATCCAAAATATCGAGAAAAGATTTTACAAATTTAAGCATTTTTTCTATAGACCCTATAGGTTGCCAAGATATTGATGATGCCTTTTCTTTTCAACGGTCAATGAACCAAGTCATTATTGGTGTTCATATTGCTCAACCCATTTATTGGCTAACAAAAGAAGCCATACTAGAACGCGTCAATGTTGCATTTTCTAGCTTATATATTGACAAAAATTCACCTATTCCGTTATGGTCACCTGAAATACAAGAAAAGTCTTCACTTTTACGAGATCAAAAAAGACCAGCTTATTCAATATTTTTCACCTATGAAAATAATGAATATACAAGGACTCAAGCATTCCCTTCTTTTATAATAAATTCCTGTCCTACGCATTATGATGATACAGACAATTTACAAGTAAAAGAGTTTTTACAATGGACACGACAACTTTTAAAAAAAGAAATAGATACACATGAATTGGTAAGCCATTGGATGATGGAAACAAATCAATATATTGGATCTAAATACCTTGTTCCCTATCGAGTTCAAACTTTATCTCAAATAAATAAAAATTTGGACCTTGATCCTGAAATTAAAGAAATATTTCAACATTATACCATGGAAAAAGCTTTTTATTCTTTGGATCAAGATTACCACGCTTCTTTAGATCGAAAAAAATATACTCATTTTACTTCTCCTATTCGTAGAATTTTAGATTGTATTATTCATTGGCAAATCACTTATGGAGAATCTTTGATTTTTGATTTGGAAAAAATTAACCAAAAAGATCAAGCAACCAAAAAGTTTCATCGAGCAATCGAATTATGTCATAAAATTGAAAATATTCAACAAGGTGAAATAATTGGGTATTTGTATGAAAAAATTTCTAGTGGAACTTGGAGAATTTATTTTCCAGAGTTGGGTTTTTTAAAAGTAAAAATTATAGATTCTCGTCTTGAACATCTAATAGATCCTGATTTGGAGAAAAATTTTCAACTAGGGATGCCCTACAACTTTTCTTTAAATAAAAAAGAAGGATTTTTACCGCTTGAGAAAATAATTATAACTCCTTTATTTAAAATTTGTCACAATGATTCCAAAAGTTGTTTATCAAACATGGAAAACAAAACAACTACCTCGAGAATATGAAATTATTTTAAATCATAATAAAAATTTAAATCCGGAATACCAATTTATTTTATTGGATGATGATGATTTGGTAAAATTTTTTAATCTTCAAGACGCATTAATAAAAAATGCATTTTTCAAAATAAATCCAAAGTATGGCGCGGCTAAAGCGGATTTGTTTCGTTATGTAATTATTTACTTGAATGGAGGAATTTATCTAGATATAAAAATAAAATGTATACAACCTTTTAGAGAATGGATAATAAATACAGACCAAGGAATTTTATCCTATTGGGAAAATTTGTATTACCAAAAAGAAGCGTTACAAAATTTAAAAGGAGAATTACAAAATTGGCACATTATTTTTGAAAAAAATCATTGTTTTTTGAAAAAAGTCATTGAAATTGTTTGTCAAAGAATCCTAAAGGTGACCGACTCGACATTTTTAATTGGAAAACAAGCTGTCTTACAAAATACAGGACCCTTGATTTACACTCAAACAATTGAAAATTTATTATGGGAAAATATAAGTAATCCGGTTCGATTTATAAATTCAGCTCTTGTATTTGATTATGGATTTTCTTTTTTTGGGTTAGACAAGAATACACACTATTCATTGTGTAAAGAGCCGTTATTTTTATTGTAAAATTAATTTAATTGTAAAATTAATTGACGATTGTTTCCACTAGCGGGAACAATTAATTTTGAACCATTGTTAGATATATATACACTAGGAACATTATCATAATCGCGTTTATAAACATTGGTATTAAAAGTTGTGGTAACAATATTTTTATCTAAATTTCTAACGGAAGATACATTAACTGTAACAGTGTTACGAATCAAGTCACTGGTGGGTTCTTCATCGATGGAATTAACATTGAAAAAGATACGATACGCTCTATTACGTGTATCGTATGCTGTTACTATAGCATTTCCTACGAATCCTTTGACGTTACCAACTGTTTCTCCAGTGGTTGTAAAGCTATTTAAAAAGTCTAATTTGCTGAATTGCAAATTCAAGGTGTTGGAATTGTTATTACAAGAACAAGTCATAATCTATTTTATAGTCAATATTTTATGGTGCTTCTTTTTTTTCAATCATTAATTTTTTAAGAGAATCTAAAGTTTGTTTATATTCTTTTTCTAATTCTTTATTGGAGGGTGACTTTTCAGCATCATGAACAAATTTTTTTTCTTTTGGGGTGAGCTTTTTATTTTCAGAAACCTTTTTCAAAATTCTTTTTAATTCTATCAGCTTTTTTTCAATCTCTGCATGATCTTTTTTCTTTGTTTCTACTAATTTGTAATCTTCCGTAGTCATGTTTTTAATGGTTAAAAAAGTTAAAACAAGAACTATAACAATTACAATTAAAATTGCAAAAATAGAAATTTCCCGAATACACATTTTTTATTAAAGAAGAAAAAAAAAAGCTAAAAATGGAAAAACTAGTAATTGATTTTAGAGAAAAAGGAATTATAGAAGAATTAAAAAAACTTGCTGTAACTCATGAAACCGAAAATTTAGTTTTAGGAGATATGTTTTGTTATTTTCCTAATGATTTTCAAATATGTATAGAAAGAAAAACTTGGCAAGATCTTTGGGCTTCTATTATTGATGGACGTTACAGAGAACAAAGATCTAGAATATTAGAATGGATCAATGAGCGTCATAAGGTCATTTATATTCTCGAAGGAAATCTTCAAGAAAATAAAGATACGTGTTTACGAACAATATTAAGATTATCCTTAATTTATGATATTACAGTCTATCAAACCAAAACTTTACAAGATACTGCTTTATTTTTAAAATGGTTTCATGACCAAAAGACAATGTTTGAAAAAACGGATCCTTTACAATGCCAAATTACTCAATTAAGCGATTCTATGGTCAAGCATTTAAAGAAAAAAAAAGATGTGCAACAACCTAGATATTTTTTATTAGCGGTATTACAATCAATAACAGGAATTTCCTACGAGATTGCACAACAAATTGTTCCTACCGAGTGTGAAAATATAAAACAATTTATGGAGTGGATAGAAAAATCGGGACTTGTAATATTGTCCGATAAGCTACTACAAACAAAAAATGGAAAAACCAGAAAATTAGGGCAAGAAAAGGCAAAACGTATTTGTGACATGTTTGGAATATCTTTTTAATTTTTACTTGGTTGAATTTAATGCAGATTTCTCCGCCATGGTAAGCTTGTCGGGGTGCTTATTTCTTGCATTCGAAGCCAAATTACGCTGATTGTGGGAAAGAGTAGCAGCCAAAGTAGCCGACAACATCCGCTTAGCTCCAGCCGACACAACAGGGCGTTGGGAAGTCTGTGGATTCATGATATCTGAAAAAAATGGAAAAAAAAATTAGAATTAAAAATTGTTGGCAGTTTTTTCTTGAATACTTTTTCAAAAAATTTACAGAAAAAAATATATTTTTTCAATTTTTAGATTCATTTTTATCGCAGAAATTTTAATTTTTAAAAAATTTTTAAATATTTGTTGATAGTAGATAGTCATGTATCCAACTGTAAATTGCAATACTTGTGAACGTCGTCGTTGCGGATGCCGTATCCCTTACCCAATTCCATTCCCAGCTGTAAACCCATGCCTCCGTACCTGCGGTTGCTATGGAAACTGGTCTCTTGCTCAATAAAGAATTTGTTTTGAAAAAATAAATTCTTAGGTATAGCTTCTTTTATTTGTTACATAAATAATCAAAATCCGCATTACAAACATTACACATAAAATCCGGAGCACATATACCGCATGATTGCCCTTCTGGACATGTTTGATCTTTAAAAGGAATGTTTTTAAGAACCTCTGGATCTTGACAAAAACAATAATTTTTAGGGGTAGGAACATAATTATAAGGAGCCAAAGCGGGTATTTTTAAAGCCGGATAAGCACCAGTTATATTATTATAGCATGTAGGATTAAAATTAGGCATTTTTTATTTTAGGCAAGTTTGTTTTTGATCAATTCAAAAATTTGGTTTTTAAACAAATCAATCTTTGATAACAAAAAATGCGAGTATCTTAACATGATGACAATTAAAGCAGCTAAATAAGGATCTAATACATGCTTATATAATAAAGTCAGGTAAATAATACAATTAATAAAGCTAAAAATAAAGATAAAGGAAGAAAATCTAACATTGGCAAAAATCAATAAAATTAAAAATGTTTTATGGGTAATGGAAATAGAATTCAGTGTTATAAAATTAAAATCAGGATAGGTAAAACCAAAGTGATATATTTCTTGAAATAAAAAAAAACAACTAGTTTTCCAAAAAGACTCTGTTAATAACAAAATCATGATATAAAACCAAATTTCAATGCTAGATTTTTCTATTTGAAACGTATTTGATTTTAAACAAATAAAAGTATTTTCATTGTTAGGTAATAAAGGTTGAACATATTTAGCAAATAGCCATGAAGATAGAATCATAATTTTAACTAAATTAAAAATTCATTAAAAAATTTAATCATTTTTTAAAATAAAAATGAATTTGTTATTAATCTTTTTTATAGTAGTTATAATTCTAATTGTTTCTATACTATTGTTTATATTTTTAAAAAAAAATCATAACTTGTTATTTTCCATTCCAGTTCATGAAAACCAAGATATAATTAATAATCAAATTGAAAATATTTTAAAATATAACCCTGGTGCAAAAATTATTCTACATGTCAATTCTAAATTTGAAGAATTTCAAGAATCAAAAACAAATTACCCTAATGTTTATATAAATTCAAAAAGACTTTTAGTTGCAGGTTTAGCCTTGGTTCATGTTGAAAATTTCATGTTTGCTAAAAAATTAAAATTAAATTTTGATTATTTTATACTACTTGCATCTAATGAAATGTTTTTTAGAAAAGGATTAATAGATCATGTAAAAAAATATAAAAATGGAGTTCAACTAGTGCCTTGTGATAAAGATAATGATTGGCATAATTTTAATAAAGGATTAGAAAATGATGAAAAAATGGTAAAAATTATGAAAATGTTAAATTTAAATAATTTTTATGGAGGTCAAATTGAAGGAAGTTTTTTTACCAAAAAAGTTTTTGAGAAAATTTCAAAAATTTATCTAGAAACTTTTGGCACTGAACCAAGTTATTTTGAAACGGAAGAAATTGTTTTTCAAACTATTTTTGCAGGATTAAATATAAAAAAATATACTATTCCAATTACTTTACAAAATTATACACAAGATATTAATTTTACACCTGAATTTATTAATGAACTTTTGGAAAACAAAAAATTTCTAAACTATTCTAAAATCCCAGGCACATTAATTTCGCCTCATTTTGGCTTGGAAAATCATTTGATTTTTTCTATAAAAAGAGTTAATCGAACAATGAATCCTTTACGAATTTATTTGACTGAAAAAAACCAGGTTTAAAAACTTGGCTCAATTTTTACTTTCGCTTGTTTCTACATAAATAGTTTTTTAACTTGTAAGCAAGCTTTCTAAAAATTTCCAAACTCGTGCTTTTGTTTCAAAATTTTCAATAGAATGTATGGTTCCAAAAATTAAACTAAAAGTTACATTTTTCAAATACGCAAAATTTAAATTGATAGAGTTGCATTTTAATTCAAAATAATTTTTCATTTGTTGAATATAAAGTTCATTTACAACACAATTATTTAATATCAAATCATATCCACATATACTTTGATATAATTTTCCATAATCATAATAAATATCTCCATTAAGAGTCGGTATACCATCAACTAAACCTTTCATATCAATTAATTTATATTTTTCACTATATTCAAGAATTATATTTGAAAACCAAAAATCTCCGTGAATTATTCCACTTATTTTAGGATCATATGTTTCCGCTAAATTTTGTAGTATCATTTTAAAAATTTCTTTTGAATTTTCAAAAAAATAATCATTTTCATTAAAACGACTTTCAAGTTTAGTAAAGTAATTGTTGTAAATATTATTTTTGGAAATATGAATAGGTAAATCTATACTATGAAGTTGATTTAAAATGTCAAATAAATCATCAATAATTTTAAAAGACACTAGTTCATTTTTATATAAAAAAAACAATGGAATACCGTCAATATACTCCATTGTTAAATTTACTTTATCTTGTTCCTCTTGAAAACAAATTAATTTAGGAAAATAATTTATCATTGCTTCAGGAATATTTTGATAATAATATAATTCTCCTTTCATAAATGATTCAGGGCCTATTTTTAATATAGTATTATTGTCTAATTTATAAATTTGATTGTATTTATTGTTTGGAACTTTATTGTGGATAAAACTATTTTTAGAATAAAATAATCCAAAATAAGATAAATCTTGTGAATAAGGATTTATAGCTCGATCATCAATATAAATATCAGCAATAGGCTTTCCAAATATCAATTCATCGTATTGAATAGAAAATTTATCCAAAGTTTCAAATGTTTTAAAACCAATATCTTTTATTACTTTTCCAACGTTACTTTCATGCGTTTTCATTCTTCTTGCAGTATATATAATAATTGTATGTCCATTTTCCTTTAATTTATTACAAAGTCTAATTTGATTTTCGATTGGTTCTACAGATGAATAATCTCCTGGAATTGTCGGATACGTAACTAGCGTATTATCAAGGTCAAAACAAATACGCAAGGGTTTAGTTAGATTACAAGTTTGTAACTCTTGAAAACTTCCCATATGACGAGTTTTTGATATATATAAAGCGTCTATACATTTATTTTCTACTAGTTGTAGTTTGTATAACTCTGAAAAATAGTATTCTTGTTTAGATTTAATATTTTCTATAATTAATTTTTTAGCATAATAATTGAATTCATCGATATTTATAAATCCGTAAAGACCGCAACAATACAAATTCGATATTTTTTCTTTTTCTCTAATGTTTGTTACTTTACCATCCAACATTTCAATAAATGAATACTGAGAACCTGAGTCACTATAACTGTATCCTATAAAATTATTATTATAGGTTTTTAATTCTGGAAATTCATGTAAATTATCATTATCTAAAAAAATAATATTTTCGTTGGGATCCAACAAAAAGTTTTTACAACCTATAAATGCTGATTCTACAGCTCCTCTTGTGTAATAATCAACAACTGAAAAATAAAATTTTTTATTTTTAAATTTGTTAATGATTATCGTTTCAAAGTTATATTGTTTTAAAAATTTATTATAGATAATGTAAATGATATTGGATTGAATACTTTCAATAATATATTCAATCATATGTTTAGATCCTATGTAATTTAAAGGTTTAGGTAAGGAGTAATTATTATTTCTTTTTCCAATTCCTCCACATAGTATAATAAATTTTGTTTCCATAAGGGTTCTCTATTTTAAGTAAATAATAAAATATTTTAATTTTAATAAAACCATGAAACTAAATTTTCCTTTGTTTGTTCTTTTTCTTTTTACAGAATGCTCCAAAGCATTTGTTCCCACCAATTTTTTGTTACCCAAGATCCCCAAACAAAAATTAAAAGTGAGTCCTGTCATGGATGTTTTTGAAATCAATGCCAAAAAATTAATTCAAGATAGTGATAAAATTGAGGCTGAAAGTATGGGTTCTTTACTTGCAAAGATTGAAAATGAAGAAATTCAGGAAATTATTTTTTCTCAAGATTTAACTTTAATTGTTAGTCTTGATGACGATGATTCAATTCATAAAACTAATATAAATCCTATAATTTCTACAGAGATAGTCAAAGAAGCCAAAGATCATCATGCTGAAATCATGTTTTTACCTATTGAAAAACCTTTCAACTGGTTTAATGTATTGTTTTATCTTCCATTTGGAATTTATGCTTATAGTTTTCTTAGAAATTTTTTAGGAATGAATCGACCAAATCCTCTAAATCCCATGGGAGGAAATGGTGGATTTGGGGCTCCCAATTTAAATTATCTTGGAGAAAAACCAACCATTACTTTGAAAGATTGGGCTGGATCTCCCGAAATTTTTGAAGAATGTACAGAAATAGTTTCCTATCTAAAAAATAGCACCAATTACAAGAATGTAGGAGCTCGTATTCCAAAAGGTATTTTATTAGAAGGACCTCCTGGCACAGGAAAAACTTTACTTGCCAAGGCAATTGCTGGAGAAGCAAAAGCCACCTTTTTAGCAGTCACTGGTTCCGAGTTTGTCGAATTATTCGTTGGGATGGGAGCATCTAGAGTTCGTAAATTATTTCAAGAAGCGAGAAAGAAAAAACCAACCATTATATTTATTGATGAGATTGATGCTTTGGGAAAATCAAGAAATTCTGCTTCAGGATTTGGAGGTAATGATGAGCGAGAACAAACCTTGAATCAATTATTGGCTGAAATGGATGGTTTTTACGGAACGGAGGAAATTTTGGTTATTGGGGCTACCAATCGTAAAGACACATTAGATTCTGCATTATTACGTCCAGGAAGATTTGACCGAATTGTAACTGTTCCTTTACCGGATGCAAATAGTCGCCGTGCAATTCTACAAGTTCATGCTAAAAATTTACCAATTTCTGCTACTATAGATTGGGAAAATATTATATCATTAACTGCGGGCTATTCTGGAGCTCAATTAAAAAATTTATTGAATGAAGCGGCAATTCTAGTAGCGAGATTAGGATTGAAAGAAATTACTACTGAATTTGTGTTTCAAGCACTTGAAAAATTAATGGTTGGAGTTATCAAAAGAAATGAAACACGTGATGATAATACCTTGGAAAGAGTAGCAATTCATGAAATTGGTCATACTTTGGCTGTTTTAGATTCCCCCGATATTTTTGATTTTGAAAAAGTCACCATTCAAGCTACCTATAATGGAGCTGGAGGTTACACCATTTTTAGAGAAAAAGAAGCACTCATGGAAGGAGGTATGTATACTAAAGATATTCTTAAACGTCGATTAATGGTTGCACTTGGTGGAAAGGCTGCAGAAACTATTTATTATGGAAAAGATCATGTTTCTTTAGGAGCTTCTCAAGATTTAAAACAAGCTAATGAATTGGCCAAAAAGATGATTCAAGATTTTGGGTTTGGACAAGAATTGGAAGTTTATTCCAAATTACCATCTGAATCTGGATTTACATCTTCAAGCTCAGAATACACTGCTTCCAAAGTAGATCAAGAAATTGCCACCTTGGTAAATATAGCCTACCATAACGTAACTAGACTTTTAGAAAGTAAGCGAAACGAAATGGAATCCATGAAATCCAAATTGTTATCGTCCGAGACTAGATATTTAACGATTCAAGATTTGTAAATTAGTTTTTAAGAGTCGATTGAATTAATCGCAAGCCATGATACCCAATGGCAGCAAAACCTAAAGCAATTAACAATGCAAATATAATATGTGGAGATTTAGTTTTTTGAATTCCACACCACAAAAGTAAACCACTAATTATAATTATGTGCCATAATAACCAACCTAAAACATTATTATTCTGTTCTCGAATCATTTTTATACTAAATAATACAATTACTAAAATTCCCAAAGCAAGTAAAATATAGTAAACAAAGTCCTGAGGAGGTTGTGTTACTCCTACATAGATTAGAAAAGGTCCAAAAATAAAAATATGTAACAATTGGACAATCAAGTTTGATATTTTAATCATTTTTATTATCTTGATTAAAATATTATTTTCCAGATTTTCATAATTTCTTTCTTTAAAAGTACCAAGTTTATTTAAGTGTAAAAAAAAATTAAAAAAGATTATCCATCTTGCTCGGGAGATGGCGGAAAGGAACATCATAAAAGTCCTTGAGGCTGTCATGAGTGCGATCGTCCCTCCTCGCCAAAAGACTGATAGCCATTCCTTTACGTCCAAAACGTCCAGCCCGTCCGACTCGATGGATGAAAGAAGCGTGATCGCTAGGATAGTCGTAGTTGATGACCAAAGAGACATGCTGGACGTCGATTCCACGAGCCAGTGCATCCGTTGTCACAAGGATTCCGCTCCTGCCATCCTTGAAAGATGATAGCGCAGATTCCTTTTCAGTCGGAGAAAGATCAGAGTGGACATCAACGGCCGAGAACCGACGGTCCCTCAAGGTTTGGGCGACACGCTGGACCGTCTCTTTCTTGTTACAAAACAAGATGATGACCTCGTCTTTGAGCGTGTCGCAGAGGTCCGTTGTGGTATCCATCTTATCATTTTCGTCTAGCTCCACATAATACTGCTTGATGCCTCTTAGGACCACGTCCTTACGGCGAAGAAGAAGCTCGGCTGGTTCGTCCATGAATTCCTTGGCTATCTCGACGTTCTTGGCCGTCAACGTAGCGCTAAAGACTCCAAACTGGGTGCCCTCGGGGACCTCTCTAAGAATTTTCTGCATCGTGTCCAGGAAGCCCCTTTCGTTCAGGAGCTTGTCGGCCTCATCGAGGATACAGATATTAAGATTGTCGAGGTTCAAGACCTTGGTCCTCACGAGTTGCTCGATACGTCCAGGGGTACCAACAACGAGATGAGGATTAGTCCTGAGGTCCTCCTTGTCCATTCCTGGATGACGACCACCGACGAAACAAGCCGTCTTAAAACCGTCCATAAACTGACCCAACGACTTGGCTTCAGCGGTGGTTTGGAGGGCCAGCTCGTGCGAGTCGGCGATAATCACAGCTTGGACGTGAGGCTTGGTCGTGTCGATCTTGGAGAGGCATCCCAGGAGAAAAGAGCATGTCTTACCAGTGCCCGACTGAGCTTGCGCAATAACATCCCTGCCTTCAAGGAGAATGGGGATGACAGACTCTTGAATCTCGGTAGGCTTTTCATAGCCCTTGGAGGCCAGTCCACGCATAAGGGCTTCGGAGAGTTCCATGTGGGCAAAGTTATCAATAGATTGGTTCATGATTTTTTTGGGGTTGGGTTCCTGTGGTTTGTTTTAAAATCTGGTTTTAAAAGGTTTGGTTAATTTCTTGTTTTGTCTTGAAGTTGAAAGTTACTTTTTGTACAGAAAAAATAAAAAAACATCATTTTTTGGTGTAAAATTTACTCGAAAAAAATACAATTAATTTTAAACAAATAAATTTTTTATAAATGAATCGAAATTTGAATGCAATTTTTTTTTACCAAAAATTATTAAAAAAAAATGACGTACGAAAATCATCACGGAAATGAACGTGCTTATCTTCGAGATATTATTTTAGGAATCAATGATGGTTTAATTTCCACATTTTTACTAACCATTGGTGTTTATGCTAGTGGGCTCTCGTTAGATTCTATATTGTTAACCATTATCAGTGGAGCTCTTAGTGGAATGATTTCTATGGGTCTAGGAGAATATTTGGCTACCAAGTCTCAAAAAGAGGTTACCGATGCTGAGATTCAAAAAGAAAAAAATCATATTGAAGAGCATTTAGATATCGAGTTGAAACAAGTGGAAGATTTTTTAGAACAAGAGTTGGAAATTAAAAATCAATCTCTTATTCAAAGTTTTGTCCATGAAATGGAATTTAACAATACAGGTTTATTAAACTTGATGAAAAAAATTGAATTTGGATTGTGCGAGGAGGAAAATAGAAATCCATGGATTGCCATGTTTGTATCAGGAGGACTATTTTTTACAGGTGCACTTCCAACAATAATTTCTTTTAGTGTAACCAAAAATATTGACACTGCATTCTATCTATCCATAGGTTTAAATACTTTGGCTCTGTTTGTTGTAGGATTTGGAAAAACTTTAATGACGAAAACAAACCAATGGATGAGTGGTTTTGAAAATATGATTTTTGCAGCAATTGGAGCTGTAATTTCTTATACTATTGGATTTGTTTTTTCAAAATATCTTATTTAAAAATATTTGTATAAAACAAAATGAATAATGATAAATATTTAAAACCGGTTTATGGATGGGCAATGGATTTTGCAGGAACAAGATACAAGCGTCAAAAAAATATTCAGTTTCATTCCGCTTACAGAACACAAAATCAAGAACCATTTCCTCCAGTTTTTCAAACGGATGGTCGTTACGTAGCGGATGCTCCTTATTATTTATTAGGACCACAACCAAGCCCTGCAAACTGTCCATTTTATAATTATACATTACCGGATACCTATCCTGAAGTACCATCTCCCATGATAAATCCAAAAGCCTATTGGTATTTGCCTTATAGCACATTTGATTGGCCGGATTATAATCAAAGTTCGACAGTTAAAGTACAAAAACCAGGAAATTAATTTTTTCCGGTTTAATAAAAAAATGGCACCATTAGCTGCTTTATTAGCTTCACCAGCCGCAATGGGAGCTTTGACTACTTTAGCTCCTACTTTATTAAGCTTTGCTGGTAATCCTAAAAATATGGAAATGATGAAAAATATGTCTGGTGGTATGGGTCATGACTCCTCCAAATTCGAAACCCAAATTAGAAATGCAATTGTCAAGCACCAACAAGTGCTCAAAAACTTGATTCAAAATATAAAAGCGTTGAAACAACATGAACAAAAATTGAAAAAAATTACCATTAAACTTAAAAAAGGTCAAAGTCTGGATAGTGCAGAAATTGCCTTTTTAGAAGCTGTATCATAATTATTTTCTTGCAAATTAATTGTTAAAAAATTTAAAATTTTTTTTAAAAAAAATGGCACGAAAAAAAGGAAATCTAGTTTTTTTAAAAATCTTTAATTGTATATTTTGGATCACTGTTGGAATTGTTTTAATAGTTTATGGTTCTAAAATTTCAGGAGGATATACCGTTCCTGTTCAAGGAATTGTAACTAATTTGAAAGCTACCAGATCAATTTGTACTGGAGCACGCAAAAAAAGCATTTGTAAATCTCCCTATTATGAATATCCAGGGCAATTCAAGGCTACAGTTCATTTTCCTTATACAGGAGTAGCTTCCTCTGGACAGGCAATGCCTACCGACACTAAAGATTTAGTGAAAAGTTATAACACTAGTTTTTCAGCAAATCTAAATATTCCTAATACAATGTATTTACAAAATTATGGTAAAAATTTTACGTATGGATTGGATCAAACTGTGACGATATATACCAATTCCAAGGGTAAAAAAGCTTTTCAAAATAAAAAAACAAAGGGAGCATCCATTTCGTGTTTAATCTTTGGAATTTTATTTCTACTTTTTGGTTTGTATTGTATTCCATACCTGTTCAAATAAACTCGATATCATTTTTAAAATTTTTTAATTTTAGAAATTAATTTCTTTAAAAAAAAAAATGTTTTATTTTCTATTTTTTGCGTTTTTAGCTTCCATGGCACATTCTTTTAGTTCTACTGAATTACAAACTGGAGTATGGCTATGTGGTGCGGCTTATTGTAAAAAACAAGATTATCCTACCATGAAAATAACTGGATTGGGCTCTGGATTTGTATATAATCAAACTTTGTATAACAAAAAAACAGATATTCAAGGATACATTGGTGTACTTCCAAGCACAAAATCTATTTATACCGTAATTCGTGGTTCTTCCTCAACATTAAATTGGTTGGATGATTTTGAAATTAGACTTGTTCCATACAAAACTTTTCCCGAATGTAATTGTAATGTCCACCATGGATTTTATGAAACTACTCTTGAATTAAGAGATCAAGTAATTAATACAGTCCAAAATTTGAAATTAGAATTTCCAGATTATTCAGTGATTGTAACTGGACATTCTTTAGGAGCCGCAATCAGTCAATTTTTAGGTTTAGAATTAATAAAAGTAGGGATTGATACTACAGTTTATAATTATGGACAGCCTCGTCTTGGAGATCTTAATTTTGCGATTTTTGTAGATGGTATCTTAAAACAAAGACTTTTTAGAGCAACCCATTATAAAGATTGGGTGCCTCATGCTCCACCTCGACTTTTGAATTACCACCATTCGTGTTTAGAAATTTACGAAAATGAATTCCTAAATCTTAGACCCTGTTTGTTAAGTTGTGAGGATCCTACTTGCTCCAACCAATTTCCAATTAAAGAAACAAATGGAGCTGACCATGACATTTATTTAAACCATACTTTACATTGTGCAACTTCTACAATAAAATAAAACTTGATGTGTAGCATTTTTTTTAACAATTACAAAAAAATGTATCACACCATCATTATGGGAGCAGGGTTTTCTGGACTGTGTTTAGCCTCTCAATTAATAAAAAAAGGATATGAAAATATTTTAATTTTGGAAAAAGAATCCAGTGTAGGAGGAACATGGCTTAATAATAATTATCCAGGAGCTGAATGCGATATAGAATCTCACTTGTATTCTTATTCTTTTTTTCCAAACCCTAATTGGTCTCAAGTTTATTCTAAAAGAGACGAAATTTACAACTATCTACAAAGTTTTTGTAAGCATTTTAAATTATATCCAAAAATTCGTTTCAATTCAAAAATAATAAAAGCAAAGTATTATACGTCTACAAAGTCTTGGATAATTCAAACAGACAAGGAAATGTTGGAAACCCAATTTTTTGTTTATAGTTATTCTCCCCTACATTATCCAATCATTCCAGAAAATATAAAAAAATTCAAGGGACCCATTATTCATACTGCAAATTGGGATAATTCAGTCTCGTTGGAAAATAAAAACGTGGCTATTATTGGAAATGCTGCAAGTGGTATACAAGTCATTCCATATTTGGCGGAAAAGGCATCTCACTTGTTTATTTTTCAACGAACTCCAAATTGGGTTTTAGCAAAATGGAATCGAAATTATACCGATATGGAAAAATGGTTGTTTCAATTTCCTTGGATACAAAAAATTTATAGAAATTATATATATTGGTCTCGGGAATTTTTTTTCATTTATTTTTATCAACAATTTTCTGTTCGAAAATGGATGGAATATTTTCTAAAATTTAAATTAAGAGGTCATCCTTATTTTAAAAAAATCATACCAAATTATACATTAGGTTGTAAAAGAATATTACTATCGGATGATTATTACAAGACTCTTTCTAAAAAAAATGTTTCATTACTCCAAGTAAAAAATTTAAAAGTTACTAAAAACTCTATTGAAAATATCCCAATCGATGTTGTAATTTTAGCCACAGGATTTGATTTACAAGGTTCTGTAAAACATACACAAATTATTGGAAATAATGATACCAGTTTAGAAACAATTTGGACAAATGATTATTTTCGAACCTATTTAGGAATCTATGTAGACAAATTCCCCAACATGTTTGTCCTTTTAGGTCCAAATACTGGATCTGCTCATACATCAATAATTGTTTATATTGAAGCTCAGTGTAAAAATATTTTACAGGCAATCGAAAAGGTGGAAAAAAATAATAAAAATAGTATTGAAATAAGCACAAAATTTGTTAATAATTATTTGGAATGGATGGACGGACGATTTCCTCATTTTGTTTGGAATCATTGTAATTCTTGGTATGTAACCAACAATAAGAATGTAAGTTTATTTCCAGGTTACCATTTTTATTACGAATGGTTAGTAAATAATCATCAATTTAAAGGTTTTACATTGTCTTGATAAAAATGTCATTTGGAAAATATTCTTATGGAAATCCAGAAATTTGTTGGCAAAATAATGAAGCAAAACTAGTTATAAAAAATTTTTCTAGTATGGCAAAGGATGTAAAAATATATCTAGGAAATGGATTTGGACATGACACTTCTTTTGTATCTACATATCCTTTTTCTTACATTTACGCCGAGATCTTTCCTAATGTGAAAAATAAAAGTAGAAACACAAAAGGTGATGTAATCATAGGAAATGATGTATGGATTGGCGAAAATGTAGTCATCATGTCTGGAGTCTTTATAGGAGATGGAGCGGTAATTGCCAATAATAGTCATGTAGTTAAAAATGTAGAACCGTATTCCATAAGCGGAGGAAATCCATGTAAGCATATAAAATATCGTTTTTCTCCAGAACAAATTCAAAAATTATTAAAAATTCAATGGTGGAATTGGGATGAAAATAAAATTAATTTTTATTTACCTTTTATTTGTAGTCCAAATATTGATTTATTTCTACAAGCCGTTGAAAATTGTGAATATGAAAAAACAGAAATCAAAGAATCAAGTTTAATTCAAAAATTGAAAAAATGGATTCCATTTTTAAGATAATTATAAATGAGACGTTTTAATTATAATAAACAGGATTCAAACCCACTGGAGCAGTTAATTAAAAAAAAAGAAGACAAACCAATTCGTCCCAAAGTTCAAGTTCCTATTAAGCCAGTTTCTCCACCACGTCCAGTTGAAAAAGATGGAATGAAACTTTTTATGAAAGATTCATTAGATTCGCAAGATATTTTTAATGCATCTCTCACAAAAAAGACTGAGATAAAAACAGTTTCTAAACCTGTTTATGATGAAAATTTTTACAAGAATTGGTGGGAAAATAGTCAAGAAAACCAATCTATTCTTCCATCTTTTGCTTTGAAATATATTTGTTCTCTTCAATTGACTGATTTTTCAGAGTTGAATTGGACTCATAGACTACCAAAATTTGAACAATTACCAGAAAACGACTCTTTTGAATTTCAAATGGATACACTCATTATTTTGGTAAAACATCTAAATGAACTTGGGTTTCCTAAAATTGAAAAGGAATCCTTATTGTTGAAAATTTTCAAGGAATTTTTATACAAAGGAATTATTGAGGACGTAACTTTTACAGAATGGTATCAATTACAGGAAAATTTTCCAAAAGCTCTCATTCAAAGTTCAGAGTGGATCCTTCAATTGATGGAAAAAATTCAAAATGAAGAAAACGATGAAAATGAAACAATTTAAATAATAGTAAATTCTTTTAAAAATGGAAGACCAAAGCATTCAAAGAACTTTTAATAGTTTTATTGAAAATTATAATGAGTTGGAAAGGATTCGAAAAGATATTAGTAATTATCAAAAACAATTCAAATCTCGTATAGATGAATTGAAAAAAATGAACCAAGAAAGTGAAAAAGTATTGTTGAAATATTTGGATGATAATAAATTACCAGGTATTCGTAGTGGAGATTTTTTAATTCTTGCCGATGAAAAACCTGTTCCTTCCAATAAAAAACTAAAAGAGGAAGGATTAAAAACAGTTTTTGAAAGTAACCAAATTCATCCAAGTTCTAATATTTTTAAACAAGTCGTGGAAATTTTTAATAATCCTAAATCAATTCAAAAAATGCAAAAAAAGATTAAATGTACAAAATACAAGAAAAAAGATGGCGAATAATTGTAGCAAAAAATTTTATTTAGATTTGTAAATAAAATGAATGAAATTGAAAATTCAAATAATAATAATACATTCTGTCAAGTGATTTTAGCGATATGCACTTATTATTTAGGAACCTTTGGATTAATTTATTATTTGGAAAAAAAACATTACTTTAAATAATTTCATTTCGATGTTGTTTAATCATCCATTGAACCATTTTTTCTACACCTTTTCTAAAATTAACTTGTGGAACAAAATCAAATTCATTTTTAAATTTAGAATTATTACAAAATGTAATATCGACATCCATCGAGGAAAAAGGTTTTTGACAAATTTTTGCCTTTAATTCTGTAAATTCTTCCAAGTATTCTATTAAAGTTTTAATAGAAACTGGAGAACCATATCCAATATTATAAATACCAGATAAAGGTTTTTTATGATGAACCATTCTCATTAAACTTTCCACTACATCATCAATAAAAGTATAATCGCGTTTTTGATCTCCTGAACCATTTAATTCTACAGGTTTACCTTTTAAAATTGCGTCACAAAATTTATATGGAGCCATATCAGGTCTTCCACGAGGTCCATAAACTGAAAAAAAACGAACGCCAACACATTGCATTTGAGTTGTTTTGGCCAAAATCTCAGTTATATTTTCACAAGTTAATTTACTCAACGCATATGGACTTTCTACCTTGTCTAAAGGGTCACTTTCTGTAAAAGCGTTTTCACAAGATCGATTTCCATAAACACTGCTTGAAGACGCATAAATAAATTTTGATACTCCGTGTTTTATGGATTGATTCAGCAGATATGTATGTCCAAATACATTATTATGAATATACTTTTCTGGAATCTCCAAACTTTTTCTTACACCTGCAAGTCCTGCTAAATGGATAACAATAGAGGGTTTGTATTTTTCAATTACATTACTCATACAAATATCATCATGAACAAATGTAAAATTGTTATGATTTTGTAAAATTTCTAAATTAAATTCTTTTCGAACTTGATCATCATCTATTGATATATTATCAATCCCAACGACATTTTTATTTGATTTTAAAAAAGCCTCACAAAGGTGACTACCTATAAAGCCACAACAACCCGTTACCAAAATTGACATTTTTTGAGAATGAAAAGATGAAAAGATAATGGAATCAATTTTAATTTGTACAATAAAATGAGAACGTTTATTAAATGGTTGGGGAATAAGCAAAGATATATTAAATTTATAGAACCATTAGTTCCTTTAGAATATAATCGATATATAGAACCATTTTTGGGCAGTGGAGCTTTATTTCTTACCATAAAACCAAAAGATTGGATTGTAAATGACTTGAATCAAGATTTAATAAACATATGGAATCTGGTTAAATCCAATCCCGAAGAAATTATACAACGATTCAAAGCCTTTTCTAAAAGATTTAAACCTCGTGATCGAGACTCAAAGCGAGAATTTTGTAAAAAAGTAACCGACACTCTAAATTTTCGAGAATTTGATTCACAAAGAACTATAGATTTTTTATTAATGATGCAGTGTTGCTATATGGGTGTTTTAAAAAAAAAAGATAAATTTTATTTTTACGGAATGGATCCACATATTTATATGGAAAATAAATGCTTTTTTCTTACGCCAAAATATTATCAAAATTTAATAGAAATTTCAAAATTTCTAAACGAATCTTCTAAAAATAAAATTTTCAATACCGATTATAAAAAAATTTTACAAAAAGCTAAAAAAGGAGATTTTGTATTTTTAGATCCTCCCTATATTGAAAAAGATCAAGATTACAACTTTGAATACAATTCCAATGAACAATTGGATTCAAAATTTTTAATTGAATTATTAACCGAGGTCAAAAAATTAGATGAAAAACAAGTTAAATGGATGATGACACAATCCGATACACCGGAAATTAGAAAATTATTTCAAAATTATGATACAACAGAATTTCCAGTGTTTCGTAGTCGATCTCGAACTCATAAAAACGAATTAATTATCAAAAATTTTCAAGTTGTTCAAGAAACAGTTACTTTTTAAAAATTTTTAAAGTTTCTCTTGTTCCTCTAACAATAGAAATACCAATAAATATTTCCACCACCATGTAGATAATTCCCAATACAACATAAATATACCAAATACTGATTTCTTTTTTTAAATATTTTCTGCGATCTTCACTTAAATGTGGATCATTTTGCATTTCTTTTAACCGTATATAATAAGAAGTTATACCTACCGCTGTAAATATTATACTAATTAGAATAAATATAATTGCAAAAAATCCAGAGGCGATTGGATTCATTTCTAGAGTTTTGGATCGAGTCATGTGATAAAATAACAGCGCAGTTGTAACTAATAATACACTATACGCTAGTCCACTAAAATACATTGCTTCTGGAAACCAAATATTCATTGTTTATTGTTGGAATTTTTAAAATTTTTAATAGTAGGAATGTACCAAAGACTTTATTTTGGTCCTCCAATTGAAAATAATTGGAATATTATAGAAATAGTGGATGAAAATTTAAAATCAACAAATTTAATTGCCGTTCGTGGTGAATGTAGAGATAAAAAAGCTTTTGACTGTTTACAAAATTTGATTTACCAAGGTAAGAAAATAATTGGACTGTCTTCTTATCAAGAATTTCCTGGTATCATTAGTAATATTTATGACGGCTCCATTTATAAAAACCAACGATTTATTACGAAATTTTTACCCAATATTATATTGTGGTGTCATTGTTTTAAAAATCCTAATCAATATATTCCATTCCAAATTCCCAAAATTTTGTATAGTGAAACAGATCAATATCGTCATGTTTCACATTTAAATTCATTGGCTCATACGATTCCTAAAAAATATGATTTTTTTGTGAGTATGCCTCAAGGGGATTGGAATAATCATATAAGAGGATTTAAAATAGCGCAAAAATGGTTAAATTACATGGCTGAAAAAATGAATTTAAAAATTCTAGTTTGTGGAACCAATCGTCGTAAAGATTTTTCCCAAAAAATAGAGGTGATTGATTTTCAAATCTGGTCCAATTTTATCAATTATATGAATCAATGTAAATTTTTATTTTGTTCCTCTATTTATGACGCAAGTCCTAGAATTATTGTGGAAGCCTTGTCTTTGGATATACCGGTTTTGTTGAATAAAAATATATTAGGCGGATGGAAATATATTATAGAAACCACTGGAATGTTTTTTGATCCCAAAGATTCGATAGAAAATACAATAACTGAATTTATGAATAGAGAAAACTACCAACCATTATTATATACAACAAACTATGTAAATGTTGACAAAAATAGTGAATTATTGGCCAAAGAAATTAATTCTAAATTAAATTTATAAAATTGAAAAAATTGGTTAGATTTGTAAAATGAAAATGCTTATTTCGTTGTAATGCTTCCTGATTAAAAATTTCTGTTGGATAATAATATATTGTTTTTCCAAACATTAAAGAGCTACATAATTGTCCTCCATATCCTACCCCGATATTATAGTTTGCATGTTTAATCAAAAACAAGTCCTTTTTAAAATTATCAAAATTTAATTCATTGTAAATTTCAGGCTTTGTCAAATCTATTATTTCATTATTGTTGGACAAGTGAAGTAACTCGTTATATATAGTTGTTATTCCATGTATACCGGCTTCCAAGGTATGAGGAAAAGTTTGTTCACCCATTATAATAATTTTAAATTTGGATTTGTAGTCTGTAAAAAATGTTTTTAACTGAAATTTTAATTCTTGATAATCAAAATTAGATATAAAACGACATTTAGTATGAAATATTAAATAATTGGAATAATTTTTAGAAATATACCCATTGAAAAAATCTGGATTCAAAACAAGTTCAAAATTATCTAAACTTTGATATGGAATATCTTGACAAATATGTCGATTATTACTGAATATAAATTTTACGTTATGAAAGCTGGGAAATAATTCTATTAACAATTTTATTCTAAACTCCAAGGCATTTAAAGGATCAGGGTACCAACTTTGATCCGTAAAATGTAAAACATTTATATATAAAATTTCAGAAACGAGTTTATTTTGGCGAACCAATTTATTAAATAATAAATCTCCAATACCCATACACTTTCCAATTTTTGAATCATCATATTCAATTGATAAATTGTATTTGGATAGAATATCAATAACTTTATCTAACATTGCTATTATTAGAAAAATTAATTTTCATAAAAATGTTATTAAAATTTCTAGAGTATTCCACAAATCCATTTTTTTGGTATAGCTTTATAGCATTACTATTAACTATATCTACAGACAAATGAATTTCCTTGATTGACTTTAATAAATAATGGTGGGTTATATAGTATATTATTTGATGACCAATACCTTTTCCTCTATAATTTTCATCTAAATAAATACCAAACCAATATTTTTCCCCATCGAAATCAATGTGAGAATAACCTATTATTTTAGTGTCCTCTTGTAATAAAAATGTTATGATATGGTTTTGAATAACATTTTCATTTCTGTTGTCAAAATATCTAAAATATTGGCTATCGATTTTAGGAATGTATTCGCTCAACATGCTTTTATTTTTTTCTTGAATGTCTACAATATTCAAATTTGTTTTTGTATAAAAGTAAAATTTTTTAATAGTTTGAACTACATATTCTTGTTCGGTAAAACTTATTTCAGGTGAGGAAGGAATCATTAAAATTTCATTATTCAAAATAGTGGGCACATCATCTTGAAATTTAATATCTTTTAAATGATCATGACTATCAATGGGATAAAAGAATGGTCTTGTATCTACATTATTTTGGATAAAAAATTCATACACATTTTTTTTAGTAATTTGATTATTTAAAATTCTTATAGAAAATATCCAATCGGCACTTTGTGTATTATTTTCTTTTTGAAAAAGTTTTATAAAGCCATTTTCAATTAGACCTTTTAATAATTTTTCATAATTTTCAAAGACATTTCTTTTTTTTTCAAGAATAAAATCAATGTCATTTAATTGGTCAAATAAAAATGCAGCTTGAACATTGGTCATTCTATAGTTATAAGCAAGAGTATCATGTAGGTATCGTTCAGAAGATAAACCTTGAGAATAGACTTTTGAAATATAATTATAAATTTCTATATTATTAGTAAAAAAAGCTCCTCCTTCTCCAGTTGTAATAATTTTATTTCCATAAAAAGATACAGAGCTACATAAAGTACAGTCATGGGTTCCTGAATTTATTCCTTCATATTGACCAAACAATCCTTCACAATTATCTTCCAAAAAGATCAAATCAGGTCGTAAGTTTTTCAAACGAATTACATTGACAATATTGCCTAAATTATGAACAATCAAGACAGCTGCATCTTTGTCCAAAGACATTATATAATTTTCATTGGTACTAATGTTCCAAGTTTCTAAATCCATTTTCATTACGGAAACGTTTTCTTTGGAATACTCATAAAATAAAGTATTCCATGCCGCTACATAACAATTGTTTGGAATGTATATTTTTTTAATATCAGGGTATTTAAATTTCAAGGAAAGAAATAAACAATGGGTAGCACAAGTACCATTGGCCATTAATATAGTATATTTACATTTTAAAATTTCTCTTAATTTTTCATTCGATTTATTAATATATTCTCCATGATTTGATATCCAACCTGAATTAATTGCTTCTATTGCAGATGAGGAATATTTATAAATATCTGGTTTATAAATTTGAATCATTCTATATAATGTAAATAAAATTAATTTTGACCAATAATAGAAATGTCATTAACACTACCGGTATCTATAGGAGAAGCTTTGGACAAATTATCTATTCTTGATATTAAAATGGACTTGATAAAAGATTCAAGACGTGAACTGGTTAAAGTCGAGTATGATTTACTATCTAATCAATTACTACCTTTTATAGAAAAACAACCTCAACTGTATAAATTGTTGAAAAATATAAATCTTGTCATTTGGCATGAAATGGATGTATTACGTGATGGTGAGCTAACAGATAGAGAATATAGTAAATTATGTAGAAAAACTGTAACCGATAATGATATTCGATTTAGAATTAAAAATAAAATCAATCTTGCATGTCAATCCGTTTTGAAAGAACAAAAGGGTTATAAAAAAACACAAATAGTTTTGAATTTGTTGGAAAATACAGATTTTCAAACACATTGTTTTATTATTCAATATTACTCTGTTCGCTATGATGAAACTCTAGTCCAAACTTTGAATTCTACGATTCAATCTAAATTTGAATATGATTTTTCAATTGTATTTTTAAAAGAATACCCAACTGCTATAAAAAGTATTATTATTCCAAACCGACCTATTGGAGATATATTGGATTCATTAGGTATCCAATTTCAAGAACTAGAAATTTATAAATTTTGATCTACAGTCGTAGAAATTGTAAACGTCACATGATCAAGATCAAAATTATTTGACCAGACTAATTTACATTTGTAATGGGGTTCTCTTAATATTAATGAATGTATTTTTTCTTTACAAAAACAAATAAATGTTTTTTCTGGATTCATTACATTTTCCTCCAAAATGGAAAAGGTATAGGGACCCGACGTTCTCCCAATAATTATTGAACATAAAGTTGAAAGATAGGCAATTTCATTCAAATCCATATCTATATTTGTTATTTTATTTGTCGATACTACATTGTCTAAATTAGATGAAAAGTCTGTCGTTGTCATCCAAAGTATAGATGTGTATTTTTGAGCTAAATTAAAAACTATATTATGAAAGGAAAAATTATGACATTGACCAGATAAAGTATTCCCAGTACAAACCAAAATTTTTTTAGGATACAATGACAGTTTAGACAAATCCATATTACAGATTGGAAGATTTTCAAAAATAATTTTTGGAATGTAAAATTCAATCTTTTCCATGAAAATATCAAAGTATTTATAAACATCTATAAAAATCTTGTAAAGCGTGTACAAACTACATTCATGCTCTTTACTATATTTCCAATGCTCTTGAGCATACCATGTATTGATATAAATATTGTTTTTTTCAATGACAAAAGAAGAATGTTCATTTGGAGGTAAAGAGGAACTTAATTCAAGATTTTCAAGATCTTTTAAAATTAAACCTCTAGAGTGTTGCGAATTCTGTGCATAAAAAAATTTGTATTTATTTTTTAATTTGTCCATCATATCTTTAATAAACCAACGAGATACATGGAAATCTCCATTATTAAAATAATTAAAAAAAGTAATGGTGTCCAACATTTTTTAGAATAAAAAACTTTCTTTTTTACTTATAATTTAGTAAATTTCCTACAACCCAAGTAAGTTTCTTCTAGTGGAGAACTTTCTAAAACACTTACAATAATACCATCATAACAAAAGGTTTCTGTAGAAAAGTCAGCCGAGGCAATAATTTTATAATTATTGGATTTTAATATTTCTAAACACCTTGAATGTATTTCATCAGAGTGAGTAGAAATAAATAGGCAACCAATTTTTTTTTGTTGTAAAAGAGGCGCAATATCCTCCATCATTTCAACCTCATATCCTTGAATATCCGAATGTAAAATGTCGATAAAGTCTATGTTTCTTTCTTTGATAATTTGGGTAACTTTTAACGCATTTTTTCCAATAAATCCTTGAATAAATTCTGCCTTTACATTATTTAATTTACAATTTTCTAGTCCAATGTTTAAATTTTCTAATTCGGGTTCTATACAAATATTTCGTGCTCCTGGTATACGAGTCTGGAACCAAATGGTGTAAAAAGCCCAATAAGATCCAAGTTCAATCATTAATGCATTAGGAGGAATCGTTTCCAAAATTTCTTGAAACATTCGTTCTTCTGCAGGTTCATGACATCCTTTATTGAGAACAAGTATTTTGGAAAATTCTCCATAATAACCTTCTTTCAAAACTTTTATACCATTATGCAAAATAACATTATTTCCTTCAATTTGCCCGGCTTTGGGATGTCTTTTAATTAATAAATTATTAGGATCGGCCATAACGTCTACAAAACGATCTTCAAAAGATAATCCTTTTTTATTGTCAATATTTGAATTTAAGAAAAACCGACAAAAGTTAGAACTAGCTTCAATATAAACGTATGTTGCATCCCATTTATTATCTTCAAGAAAATAGTAATTGTTGTTTATTAATAATTGTTGAATAAGAGATTTATTAGGTTCCAAAAAATTATGTTCAATATGGATAATCTTAAAATGATATTCTTGGAATGGAAAATTTTTCAATATTTCAAACTCTGAACCTTCCGTATCTATAGATAAATAATCAATAGATTGAGGAGCATTGAATTTTTTTAATAAATCAGCGAGTGAAATGGTTTCAACCGATACCGTTGAAGAGTTTACTAATTTTTCTTTATAAAGTGTGATAAATTCTGTAATACCTGAAAATAAAGAATCTCGAGTTATTGAAAATAAAAGTTTTTGATTACTTTCTGAATAAACGGCATTACCATCACAATGAGAGTTTGGTCTATTTTTTAAAAGTTGATTAAAAATTTGGGGATTCGGTTCAGAACAAATACCTGTCCATTCATATTCTTTTTCGAGTAAATAGGTATTCGACAAGGTTATACCATCATTAGCTCCAATATCAACAAAATAACCGTTTTTTTTATTATTTAAAAATTTCAAAACTTGAACATCTTGACCTAATTGAGAATAACTTTTCATTTCTATATAATGATTTGATAAAGTTTATTTTTCTAAAAAATTGAAAAATTTTAAAAAAATCTACGTTACAGGTTGACATTTTCCATTTTTACAATTACTTGTATCACAATCACTATCATCAGCGCACGAATCTCCAACTTTATAAGATTCAATATTCATGTTTTTAAACTTTCTAATATAAATTATTGCCACCACAAGTAATACAATAATTGCAATCATTATTGAAAAAAGAGAAATTTGTAATATCATTTTAATTTATATAATATTATTTATTTTTTAACAGGAAAATGGAATCTAGCTTTTATGGAAACATTCCGTTTCCCAAAGGAGAAGAAAAATGCCTCACCAAGGGTCAAATGCTTACAGATCGAATGATGGACTACCTGGCGTTTTTATTCTTTGACAAGCTAAACGTTGACCCAACAAAGTATCATCTTATTCCAACTTTTTATTCCATCTTAACAACGGATATTGATTGGACAAATTATAAAAATTTTGAAAAAGTCTTTATGATTATGAATCACAACAACCACTGGTTTCTTTTTGTTTATGAACCCAAATCTCACCTTTTCCATTTATATGACCCATTATCATGCGAAGAAAATAGCCCTATCGATTTGGAACTTTTTCCAATTGCAGATGATGATCCAATTGAGGATTATTATGGAAAAATTCCAAATCAAGGGGAAAGTAAAACAAATTGTGGAATATTTACTCTGTTGTATTTGGTATACTTACTTTCAAACAAACCGATCAACTTTAATTCTAGTTCGCTCCATATTAATAAAATAGTTAGACCTCACTTTGCCAAAATTTTAATCAACCCTGAATTACCTTTTGAATTCAAGTATATAGCCTAGTCATAATTTCATCTAGACGTTTTTGTATTTTTTCTAATTCTTCTTTTTTTCGTAAATAAATATTGTACAAGTTCCATTGAATTACTTTTTGAGTGGTTCGTTTTACAGCCTCATCATCTTGAGTAGAAGGTATTTTTTTTTGACGATTTTCCCTATTATAATGTTGAGATGCTTTTAACCATTGTTGATTTGCCTCTTGTTGAGAACCTCGTGGTTTTTTAACATAACTTAATGCGAAAGCACCATTTAATAACTCAGATTCTCTTTTTTTTAGTTTAATGTATTGTCGGTCTAGAGCAATTTTTTGTTGAAATGGTATACTAGATTTTGGTTTGGGTGTAGTTGGTTTAATGGATTGATAAAATACACTCTTTTCCGTTGGAGTGAGTAAATCAAGTCCTAAAGAAGAATTTCGTTTACGAGGTGTAACTGGTTGTGGAATCTGTTGATCAAAGTCCCAAGATGATAATTGCATTTTTTATTATTACTAAATAATAAAATGTCTATCCAACAAGAAAAACCGGTTGTTGTAATTTACTTTCTTGCTCATAAAGGAGTATATCAGCCCTTAATTTGGCAAATGTGGAGGGAATCCAGTCTTGCTTTTTTAGATAATTCCATTGAAATCCTATTTAAAGTTCATAGTGAAGCCAATCCTCCCTATGGAACCCAGTTTTGTAATGAAAATGCTATTTTATCGAGTCATCATGAGCCAATTCCATTTGGAAAATCCGCATGGTGTGAACCTTCACTACCTTGGCAATATATAAAAGGTTTACATTTTATTTTACAAGATCCACTTGTTGCAAAAACAAAAAAAGTAAAAATTTGTCTAGTGTCGGGAGCAGATATACCATTTAAAAATGGAGTTTCTGTATTTACTAAAAATTATTTCAACTATGATAATTTGTGTTGGATTAATCAAAAAAATGCGAGTCATAGTCAATGGATTACCGTAACAAAAAAAACTGCCAAAATACTGGATCAAGTTTTTTATGATGAACAAAATTTTAAAAATTTCCTAATCAAAGGACTACAAAAATCAGGATGTCCCGATCAAAGTTTACTAAATAGTGATTTTCATTCTTTTTCTTGGGAAAATATGAACCTCTTGAAAACACTTGGTTTTAATTCTGAAAAATGTAGTGTTCAAGATAGATTACGACCTTTTGCCATTAGAAATAGTCCTGTAGAGTTTAACGATTCTTTGCAAAATCAATTACATCAAATATATTTGAAAAAAAATAAAAATGCCTGGTCTTTAAAGACATCGTTATTATTTTCTGCTTGCTACAATTATTATAATGATTATTTTACATTTAGAAAAGTAACTACCGTGCCGTTGAACAAGTCGTTAAAATTTTTCATGGAAAATTTGTGGAATCCTAATAAAAGCTTTTATGAAAGAATTGTAGAATTTAATAATAGCGTGGATAACAAATGTATGTATATGAGCCCCATGTATGATAATGGAAAGTTACGAGATATTATAAGTTTTAAATCAAAAAAACCTTCATGCCCAGAGTATCAACATATAAGAATTCCTACTCAACGATCAAAAAAAGTCACTGAATTTAGACAAAATTTAAATCGATATTATAAACATGAAATAAGAAAAATCCCAGCATCTAAATTAAGACAATTTGATTATGATTATCAATCTATAAAATCATTTATTGACAACGGATATACTTAAGAATAACTTTCACTACTCGTATTTGGAAATACACAAGGTAAGTAAGGATAAGCCGGATATGCGTTTGGATAAGCATAATAAGTAGATGTAGTAGGAGATTTGTTAAAATAAATTACATCTGTGGTAATTGGAATGTAAGGTTTTTCTTCTGCAGGAATTGGTAAAAGTTTTCCAGGTTCTAGTTTTTTGGTTTCGTTAATTACAAAATCCAAGGCTTGATTAGATTCTCGTTGTGCTCTTTGAACAGAGTTTTCAGGAGCATAATTTTCTCTAGTGGGTGGGTTTTTACAATAAGTGCAATCGGGTGTATTGTAATACCATCCTTGTGTTTCATAAGCTTCACGATAAGCTTTTGGGATAGGAAATCCGGTTATTTTGTTACAATCATCTGTAGCTGACATTTTTATTTAAGAAAAAAAAACAATTTAATAAAAAGATGATGGAGTATATTTCATCAGATCAAGAAAAAATTGTAACCGACCGATCTAGGATTCGAAAAGTAAGTGGATGTGCGGGAAGTCGAAAAACGGATACAATGATTAAATGTGGTATATATTTTATGAACCAATCAAAAAAAGATGTGAATTGTTTGTTTTTAACTTTGGTTGGTTCCGTTACAGATGAAATTACAGAACGTATTAATAAATATTTGAATATTTCGATAGAAAAACAAGGAATTAGTAATCATTATGTAGGTAAATGGCAACAACATACCATTGAAATTGCTAATTATGATGCATTTATTCATCGGCAATTGGAAGAACATGAAGATGCAGAATTATTTTCCACTGATTTTGACAAAAAGGCTGAAAAATTATTAGATCATGTAAAAAATAGTAAGCACTCTCATTTTCTTTTAAAAGATGGTAAAAAAGCATCCATGATTTTAGTCGATGAATTTCAAGACATTTCATCCACAAGAGCTCAAATACTCATGGAATATTTCAAACTTTCCAATTCTAAAACAAAGTTGGTAGTCATGGGAGACATATTACAAACGATATTTCCTCAAGCTTTGTCGGATAAAAAGCATCCTCTAGTCATGATTGATGACTTACAACCAACATCTTTTCGTTTGAATACTTGTTTTCGATGCCCTAAAAGTCATTTAGATGTAGTGAATTGTATTACAAAAAATTTTAGATCTCAATACAAAATTCCAGAGATGAATCACTATTTTGATAATCCAGAAATGAAACCTTTGTTTTTTACACATGAATCTATTTCATCTCATTCTGGATCTCTAGAAACGGCTCATATTATTTTCAAAATGATTCAAACGTTGATGGAAAAAGACGCTAGTATTTCTTATAAAGACATTGTCATTATTATGAAGCGAAGTAATCATCAGTTGGTGTTTACAAATTTGTTAATGTTGTTTGGAAAGCATCAGTTGAAAGATCAATGTTTAGTTTCAAAAACAAAAACTTATTTTAATGAACATCAACCAATCAATTGGAAAGATGGAAAAGAAAAGTTAATGATGTTGAGTATTCATGGAGATAAAGGAAAAGGTCATCCTGTTGTATTTTTTGTAGGATTTTCTGGAGGTGTCATTCCTGAAGAAAGACATTTTCATAAAATGGAGGAATTATTATCCCAATCATTACTTAATGTGGCTCTTACACGCTCTACCAAATATTTATTTATCGGTATGACAAGAACGTATCCATCTTTTTATTTTTTCCAAGCCTATCATGAATTAAGACAATTGGCCTATTTTTCTTGGAAACCGACTGAAATTTCCAATTCTGTAATAAAAGAAATTACAGCCAAATTAAACCACGATGCTCCTGTCATTCATCGATGTAATATAAGAAAACAAATGCTTTTGACTCCAATAAAGAATATTATTTTTGTGCATCAAGATGACAAATCAAAACAAATAATGAAAAAACCAGTCATTGTAAAACATCGTATTGGTCAGTCCATAAGAAATAATTTTGGAGCTGAAGATCGATTAATTATTTTACATGGAATTGCAAAACTAGTTTTTTTGAAAAAAATCAAACCCCGATTATTATTGAGTATTTTTGAACCTTTCATGGTAATGTATACCTTGACAAATGTGTTTTATACGGAAGATGAAAATTTATTATGCCAAGTCAAGGATGCTAATTTACATCGGTTTGTGATTAAAGATCCTTGTTATTGGTTTTCAGTGATGCATCGATTAGGTTATAGTGAGTTTCAAAAACCAGTGTTTATCATTCATTCTGTTTTTAAAGAAGGATTATTTAACAATATTTCCAAATTTACCAAGGAAGAAAATTACTCCGTGATGGATGTATGGAATTCATGTATTTTTTTCTTGGAGTATATAGAATCTCATGTTCATAATATAAGGTTTTATTATAATCATCCTACTGATGTTTTGGATGATTTTGAGAAAATAAAGACAAACATTGATGAATATATAAAGTTTTTCAAAACAGAATTTTCTTCCAATGGATTTAAACGATTTCGATTTCAACAAAAATGTTCTTTAATTGGAAATTTAACCGTCAAGGAAGAGTTGGAAAAAATTGGCTTTCAAGCGGATTTAGAAGCGGATCGTCGATTTTTTAATGATGGATACAAGTTTGGAATTTCATCCACGATTGATTTTTTAGAGACCAAATATCGAGTCATGATTGATTTCAAAACTTATTCTAAAAATGAATGTGTGGAAGAATGGGTGTATCAAGATATTTTGAATTGTTTATTATCTTTTACCAAAGTTAAGCATGTCCATATTTTTAATGTAATGAAAGGAATATTATATACTTTTCAAATTTCTAGTAAATACGAATTGAAAAAAATGTTGGAACCTCTTTTAACTTTGTATGAATTTCATCCCATGCTGATTGAAAAATTAGAACATCAATTAACGGATATCGTTAAAAATTGAAAAACAATGTAAAATATAAACGACACATAAACATGTCTTCTTTATTTTTTGGTGCCATTGCAGGATTTACAGAAGCTTCCATTTGTCATCCCTTGGATACAATAAAAACAAGAATGCAAAATAGACAAGGGAAAGAGAAAATTGGTATTATAACTACATGTCAAAAAATTTATTACAAAGAGGGTTATCGAGGATTTTATCATGGACTCACGGCTGTATACTCTGGTGTCATTCCTAAAAATGCTGTTCGCTTTTATTCTTTTGAAAAAGCAAAAGAATGGACTGGAAATAATTTTATTTCTGGATTATTTGCGGGAGCCATTGAAGCAATTTTGGTTGTGAATCCAACAGATGTTTGTAAAATTAGAATTCAATCTCAATATAATTCATTGCGCGATTCAACAAATGTAAAATATAAAAGTATTTATCAAACTTTTTATACCATTGCGTCTCAAGAAGGAATTTTACCATTTTATCGAGGACTGATTCCCACCATTTTGAGACAAAGTATAAACCAAGCAACAAACTTTTATACATTTCATACCATTAAGAATAATTTTGATATTTCTCCATTTATTATTGGTGCTTTTAGTGGGTCTTTAGGACCAATTATAAATAATCCTATTGATGTTATAAAAACTAGAATGCAAAGTTCAGAAATAAAAGTTTCTATTTTACAAGTAACTCGTAATATTTATTTCAAAGATGGGATTATGGGTTTTTATAAAGGACTCGGGGCTCGTTTGTTACGTATCATTCCAGGACAAAGTATTACTTTTGGAGTTTATGAATTCTTAAAAGACTTTTATAAAAAATGATTTCATTTTAAAAAATGTTTTTAATGGATAAAATGAAATTGGTTATTTTTTTTCTTTTTTTAACCTTGACATCGGCAAGAATTATTATGATTGGAGATAGTATATTTGATGGATCCAAGATTCACTATTTTTTAGAATCTTTTTCAAATACCACTATTGAAAATTATTCCAAAAGTGGGGCCATGATTACAGGTTTTCCGTCGATTCCTTTTCAATATTACCAACATTCATTTCCATCACCACAAATAATTATCATGGATGGAGGTGCAAATGATATTTTAGATTTATTACCAACTGAACAAGTATGGCACACTTTGACTTTAATTCAAGAAAATTTAAATCAATTATTTTTAATAACCTATCAATCTAATGTTCAGCATATTATATATTTATGTCCTTATTACATTTCTAATATACACGGTCATATTGATACAGGAATACAATTACTTGAATCGATTGTTGAAAATTCTCCAATTTCTATTATTTTGGTGGATGTAAGAAATTTTACTATTCCTCTTAAAGAAAATGATATTCATCCAAATGAAGCTGGTGATTTAATATTGGCTACGCAAATTTGGAACAAACTAAAATTGGTAATTTAATTTTTTCCTAAAATAAATATAAATGAATTTGGGAAAAGATTTTGATAGACTTTATATTGCGAGTCAAACACGTTATGCATTAATTGATGATTTTACTCCTCCATCAAAAAGAACAATTCAACAAAAGTTTCAAATACAAGCGATGAGAGCCGCTAATAAACTTGTTGATTTGAAAATGATGATGCCTGAAGCTGCAAATTTATTTCTGGAAAAGTTTGCCATTCCTGTAAGTAATAATCCAGGAACTATGAATGGAGCGGCCTTTGCATTGGTATTTTGTTGCTTTGATTTTATGAATAATGAATTTATAATGAAAGACGAGACCGATACTCTTTCTTGGAAAACAATTCTAGAAAACATATCTCATCCCTCTCATGGTTTTGAAGAATTTGTCAAAGAATATGGAATTACGATTAATGATTTAATTCGTTATTTTATTTTTAGTGAAAATTATCTAGAAAGTGCTCTGGTTAATACATAACCACTTGGGGTGCCTAAACCTGTAACAGCGTCCCAGCCAATTTTACACTTGTAAGCTCCATTTGTCCCTGTAACAATATCGTGTAAGCCAGATAATCCATATTGATAAATAAGTGGTGTCATAAATTTAGTAAACCGTTGTCCTGCTAAATACGCTGCCCATATTGGGGCTGATAAACTTGTTCCCCCCACTACATAAAATTTATTATTGTATGCAATAATACATCCAGTGTTTGGGTTTGCATTTGCACTTACATCAGGCACAGCTCTTTTGTTAATACCCGATAAATTAGGAACTGATTTTTGATAATTTGGTTTTGCAAAATAAGCCGAGTATCCTCCTCCCGAACCTCTCCACCCTGCCTCTGATGTAGTTTGAGTGTTGTAAACCCCTGTTGGACTTTTTAGTGTGGTCCCTCCGCATGCTAAAACCCAAGGAGATGAGGAAGGAAAATCTACACTCAGACTATATCCATTATCTTTAGATCCATTGTCTCCAGAAGCCACGCAAACAGTAATACCTTTGTTAGCAACTTGTTGTAATAAATTGTTAAAAGTATTTAATTGATTGGTAGATAATGCAGTTTCAGAGATTCCCCATGATACAGAAATAACATTTACCGGGTTGGTCGTGCTATCTGCAGCCGCTTTAATAGCATCCCTAAATCCTTTAATGGAATTGGGGGCAAAATAAACGTAAATATTACTGCTAGGTATAATACCTCCAATAGTTTGAATGTCTAGATTATTTTCAACGTCAGCCTCAGATCCAGGAGAATTTGTAGCTCCATTTACGGAAACACTATAAACGTTGGGTCTCTCCACTAGACCAATTAAATTCCAATAATTATCAAGATCGGATTGTAAAAATCCACCCCCTAGAGAAATAATGGCAACATTAATTCTATCGGTTGTGGAGGACGTAATTTGATAAATGCTTCCCAGAAGAGGAGAAGTATAATAAGGATAATAAGTCATTGAATCATCTCTTTCCCTAAAAGTTCTATAACGTAGACGTGAATTACTTTTAGGTTTTATAGCTGTGGATGGGTTTATTTCTTTCAAAGTGTGACTATAATGTTTAAACTTTGGTTCGGTCATTTTACCTATGTATAGTCAACATTTTTTTTCAGTCCATAATCTAAACAATTTCATATCGTTTTCATACAATTTTGCAATTCTTTGCTTGTTTTTTTCGTTTATGGTTCCTCTATTTTTATTGGATACATTGACTTTTACATATTTAGACTCGTCATAATCAAACCCAAACATGTTTAGAAATTCTTTCAATTCAGTAATCAAAAGAAAAATATCCACGTTTTGTGCCCAAAATGTTAATGACTTGTATGGATTAAATCCTAAAATGTCTTTATCGGTCATTTTATCTACAATAGTGTTTAAATCAATAGTCTTATCATTGTAAACATAGTCTAAATGTTTTGGCCAATCCTCCCTAGGCTTTTCATCGGTCAATCGATAATTTAAAAGACTTTCAAATCTTTCTACAGGATGTCTTATTACTGTAAAATTAATTTCATCTGTTTTTTTTGCCAAAGTATGACCTTTATTTGTTATATTCAAATCTAAAAGGATCTTGGAAACATAGGATCCAGCACATTTAGGAGTATGAATAAATGTTAACTTGTTTTTTTTTTGTTTTTTAATATTATTAATTAAATCTTTTTTAAATGAGGGAATCAATGATGGAATCAATGAAGGAGTCATCTATAAATATCAAATATTTTAAAATTTATTAAATATATAGAATGATAACTTGTCTTTACAAACATGAGTTTAATTTTTTGACTCCTTTTAATATTCAATATGAAACGTTTGATAATTTTTTTTACTATAGACTTGCTAAATTATTAAAAAAACATCCAAATCAAAATTTATATTATATTTTAGACGATTTACCAGAAATAGACAAGAAATATAATCTTTATCAAAAAAATGGAATTTTATTTAAACACAATGAAACAATTATTTTTTCTATTTTAAACACAAAATATAATGAAAAAAACCCTTATTTGGTAGTTTCCAATAAAATTCTAAACAATAAAAATAATTCATTTGGTATTTGTATTGTTTTTGGAATTTTCAGTTTGATTACTTTTTGGAAATATAAATCAAATATATAATTTACTATCCGATTTTACATAATATTTTAAATATTCTTGGACAAATCGAGGCATATTTTTTTTCACATTTCCTGTAGGATACAAGCTAAATAGAAATTTTTGTAAATGAGAAACGGTCATTTTCATTCCCTTGATTTCATTATAAATAACATCAAAATCTAATTTTTCATTAGGATAAAATATTCCCAACATTTGATAAATTTGTTCTTTATTCATATAACTAAACTCTAAAATATAATCAATTCTACCTGGTCGTTTTATTGCATCGTCCAATTCTATAAAATAATTAGTGGTAATAAACGTAACTAAACAATCCATCGTAGAAAGTCCATCTAGCAAATTTAAAAGACCGCTAAACGTAATATTTCCTTTTACTTCATCTCTATTTTTCATAATACAATCAATATCTTCCAAGACAAAGACTGAATTATGTGGGAGCCATTTTAATGCTTGGGCAAGATTTTGATCCTTTGTATTAGAACTAAAACGATAAATACAAACATGTTTATTAATAGATGAACACAAGGCATGAATCAAACTTGTTTTTCCGCTTCCTGGAGGTCCATAAAAACAATAAGTTTTATGGTAGGGAATTCCAAACTTTTCATAATTGGCCTTTGTCTCTGCAGAAAGAAAGTTTTCTACATCTTTTAAAACATTTTCTTTTTGTTGAGAAGGTAAATAAATTGTCTCAATGTTTCGTTTGGACAAGTCACTATATTTATCCCACCCTTCACTTTGTTCATCATATTGATAGATAAAAATTTTATCTTGATCCATTTCAAAAAATTTTGCCGTGTATTTAAAAGCTTGTTTAATAAAATTTTCAATCACATTGGTATCTGGACCATCATGAATAATTTCTAATCGAAATACTTTATCAAACACATCTTTTTCAATATAGGGATAGATACGATCATGATCAAGAATTGGAAATTTTAAATTAATCTGTGAACCTTCAAATTCAAATGTATAAGGTCCTTCAAATGGATGAATCATATAAATTAGTTGATCAAAAGATTCAATAAAATTAGTGCGATAAGCTCGATTTTTTTTATCCAAAAATTGGTAAATCAATTTACTATGAGAAATTCCTTTTTGATCAAAAAGATGGGACGTGTAAATCAAAATCTTGAAAAGATTTTGCTTTTGATTCAATCCAAAAACAACTTTCATTTTATAAAGGAGTGTTTATATTTAAATCAACTTTTTTTGTTTTAAATTGATTTTGAACTACAATTTAAAATTTATTTTATATAAAAAATGAGTCAAGAACAACAATTATTTCGCGGAGCAATGGGGGCAATTTTCTCATTAAAAGATCCTGTTACAAAACAAGTAAAAAGAGTTCGTAAACGAAGCTTGTCTAAGCAACGACAACAAGATACTAAATTTCAATTGGAAAGCATGCGACAAGCTCGTAAAGTTGCACCCGATTACACTCCACAGCTTTATAACCAAAAAATGGCACACGACCAAAAAGGAAATTATTTTGATATGCAGTACTTGGCACCAAAAGATGGTTGGATTCCTCTTAATCAAATTCGTCGCGCAGACTATTCTCAAGAGATTCAAGATACTTGGATACAAAATTTAAAAACTGTAGTAGGACTACTTCACGAAGCTGGTTATGTGCACCGAGACATTAAACCTGCAAATATTATGGTTAATACGGATGGTCGTCTCAAACTCATTGATTATGGACTTGCGTGTAATAATAATCCTAGCAGTGCAAATTACTGTGGTGACGAGGATGGAATTGCTGGTACGTATGGTTTCATGTCACAAGAGATGATGCAAAAAGTTCGGCGACATAAAGATGCTGATTTTGAATCATACATACGCAATGATTTATTTATAGTAGCAATGTTGGAAAATTGGCTAAAAGGTGGCAATAATAGAAATCAACAAGGATACTTGTTAAGTCAAGTTCAAAAGGTTCAAAAACCATAAAAAATATTAGAGCGTGTTCATTGCTTTTCTTATATTTTGATCCAAAACAATTTTTTCCATCGATTTATACCATAATCGAGGACATTCTAATTCTTTAGAGTATTTTCCACCTGGAGCTCCGTTACAAATATTAGACATCCAAGACTTTTCATTCTTGGTGTAATCAATTCCTTGTCTAAACATTTCTAAACTAACACCCTCTGGATTATCATATAAGAATCGTAACATTTTGCCTAATAAATTATTCGATTCTACCCACCTTGACAATTTATCAGTCTTAATTTCTACATGTTCCGTTTCCCCGCTTTCTATTTTTTGATTCAACATAAAATCCTCAATAGACATTCCCGTGTCTTCATTTTTATTGGTAGTGACTAAACCCCCAAAGTCCACTCGTTTACACAATTTTTTAGTTGGTATTTTTTCCTTGTAAAACTTTTCTTCTAAAATCCAATCAAATAAAGAATCCGTTTGTGCTTTTTTTAGTCTTTGAAAAATATCTTCTTGGAGTTGATATCCTTTGTAAATATTTTCATAAACCTTTTTTTCAACATAACAAGTCAAAGGAATATCATCTTTATAAATTCCACAAAGTCGAATACTCTGTAAAAGAGTGGGAATTGATGATGAACTGTGCGGACGATAAAACATACTTGTTAAATGCCAACCAAAATCATAAGAAACAATATTAATTCCTCTCCCTACCAAACCGTGCGCTATAATAAGAATACGGGGAAATAACTGACTATTTCCATTGTCTTTTAGATATTGTAATACACGTTGGACAGAAACCTTTTTAAATACAAAAACATCCTTTTCACAATTATAAACGCAATTCTTATGGGGTAATTTTATTGTTTTGCCCAAAAGTTCTTTGGAATACAAGGACACAGAACTACCATTATATGTTAAAACAGTATAGGCTTCTTTAAATTTCTTGTGTTGAATGATTTTAGATAAAAGTTCTCCTTGATTTTTTATCAATCGTTCTGTTTTAATAAGAGCAATAAAGGGATGACCTTGATTTTCGACAACTCTATGCCTGTGCTTTTTTAAAAAAGAATAAAGATCCTTATCTCGCCTAAATAAATCATTCTTAATTTTTGAATCGATTTTTCCAATTTCTTTAAACTTGATTTGTAAAATCCCTTTATATTCGACTGGAGGTAAAAGAACAAAAGTATTGGCGGAACAAAAACGATCATCATGAAAAGGTTCATAAATTGTTGCACTTACTCCAATTACATTCCATGCACGACCCAAAAGTTTATCCAATTGCTCTGCAAACAAACCATTACTATAAAGGAGCTGATCCACTTCATCAATAATAACTGTTAAAGCTCCACAATGTTTATCTAAACATTCATTTAGTTTATTCAAATGTTCATAATGCGCCAAAGAAATAGTTATACAGTTTTGATGAGGCAAATCCAAACAGAAATTAGTATGTTTTGTTAGTGAACCATCTTTTTTTGACCTATTAAAATTACCTGTAAAATAAATTTTGGGTTTATCCACTGAAAAAAAATTATCCAAACCTTTTTTCATTTGTTCATAATCATCAGTAAAATTTCGAACTATAATAACTACATTATGTTGATAATCAACAAACATTTTAGTCAAGGAATGAATCACTGCTGATTTACCACTTTGAATGGCTCCTTTAATTAGTGAATATACGTTAGAATCTTTTTTTGTTTGTAGTGCAAAACAGGAAAAATCTGGAATTAGGTCTTTAAGATTCATTTTGGAAATATTTATAATTTGGATTTAAAAAATGTCATTTTTTAAAAACTCCTTGTTACAGAGGTGGAAACTCCAGTAAAAAAGTTGTTCCATGGTAAAACGTATTGAGGAAAGACATAGTTGGTTAAATAGGCCTGATAAATAAAAAGTGGTCTACTTTTTATTGGTTGAGGTTCAGGAATAAATATCATTCTAATTAAAGTAAAGATTATAAATAAGTGTCTAGTCTTTTTTCTTTGAATTTCGTTGTTTTTTAGTCACATGAAATTGTTGTAATGCTCGTTTGTATTTTAATATTTTTCTCTCGAGTTGATTTTTTTGATAGCCTGGTGCTTTCATCTTTTCTATTTTTGGAATTATTTTAGAGTTCCAATACTCATCATTAATGAAATATTTACTTTGAGAAGGCGTTTTATTTCTGGCTACTAATTGTTTATAAAGCTTTTCATATATTTCGTAATCCGTAGTCATTAGATTTTTAACCAAGCAGTGATAACATGTTGGTGGTAATATTTGTTCTTGTTGAATTTTTACGGATCGTTTTGAAAATGGATTGGATAAAATTTGTTCTACTTTTGCACTTTGTGCCATTAATTGGTTCAATTGTGCTTGTTGTTGTGGAGTCATCATTTTATTTATTTTATACTAAAAAATTAATTGTATTTTGACAATGCAGATGAAAATATTTTTTTCCCATCTCCAGAATTTAATTCAAAAGTAGCACTGGAATTGGATAAAAACGTAATTTTTCCAGTATATCCATTCAACGTTATTGGAATAGTATTTGTAGTTGAATTATAAACTCCCAAGAAAATCAAAGGATCTGCTTGAATTACAGGAATAGAAAGTTTCAAAACAAAAATGATGGAATTCAAAGCTCCTTGAACAGATTCAACAATAGAAAGAATGATTTCAGCATATTGAGTTTCTATATTGTTACCTACAGACCCAGAATTTACAAGACTATAATAATTTTGTTGGTAAAGAGTAGATTTATAAGCCGAAAATTTAGATATATTAAAAGGATTGGGAGATACGGCTGAAGAAATTAATACAGTACTTTGTGCCATTTTATCAAATAAAAAAATAAAATTTTACTCTAGTCTACTTAATGGAACTTTTCCACTATAAGGTCCACTTTGAAACTCTACCATTATTGATGTTGAATTTAAACTCGAAATTAAAACCATTATTCCAAATTGTTGTATAGTAAATATACCCAAGGAAATTTTTGGAGTCATGGGCGGGTATTTTTCAATTTTTAAATTGGATAGTTGAATTTCTAGTTTTGAATTTTTTGATTTTATGGACTGAATATCCATACTTCCGTAACCATCAATTGAAATTGCGGTAAATTTGTTTGGATTCATTTCTAAATAAACTGGAATTTTTTCTGGTTTCCATTTTCCTAAAAAATGGTTGGGTATATAACATGATACATGAGGTATCCATAAAAATAGCATCCATAAACTCCACAACCGCATCCCTTTTTTTTTTTGAAACGAATATTTTTTAAACTTTCATTTTTCAAAAATTGATATTTTACAACAATTTTGAAATAAAAAACAACTTTTTATTCCATTTTTCAAGAATTAACAAAATAAAATGGAATTCCCAATTTTGAACCAAAACAATTTTTTATCCCCTAATGAATTTAAACTCATTCAAGAGCTTTGTCCACAGGTAGGTTGGCAAGAAGCAGTAGTTTATGATAAAAAACTAGAAAAGGAAAAAATTTCAAAATCTCATCGTAATGCTCAAAAAATTCATGAACGGAGAAAAGAAATTATTTTAAAACTAAAAAAAATTATCCTCCCAAAATTGTTGACTTGGCTAAAAACATTTCCAAACTTTAAGCACATTTGGTTTCGTTATTCTCATACTCAATGGATTATGTATAGTCAAGGGATGTTTTTTAGTAAACATCAAGACTTTGAAAAATACTTGTGTGATTATTTGACTCCTTATGTAGCTCTTTTGGGTTTAGAAAATACTGAAGCAGGAGGAGAAACATTAATTGGAGAAACCTTGTTTAATGGAAGTTGTAAACAAAATGGTGTTGTATTTTTTCCTGGAAATATTCCTCATGAAGCTAAAATGGTGAAAAAAGGTATTAAGAAATGCTTAAAGTTGGAGTTTTTTGTCTTGATGGATCAAAATTTAACGAGTGTACAAGATTCTCTTAATCAATGGAAATCTTTTTGGTGCCTTGAACAATTACAGCTACTAGATAATTATATTTCAAGTCATCAAAATTTTTCTCAGCAAACCAATATTAAAGTTTCTACCGATATGGCTCAAACTATTCATAATGCCATGTTGGCAGTTGCTGATTACAAAAATCAAGTTCCTAGAGATTTTGAAATGATTTTTCCAAATTATAGCCCTGCTTGTATTCGAGATATATTTAATTCTGTTTATTTTATGAGACATGGAAAAGGTTGTTATATTGGTACAGATCCAGATGCTTGGATGTTTTTAAATAAATGGTCTGGGCTTTTACCTAAATGTAATTTAATGGTAGTATTGTGGGCAAGGTCCCCTAGAGAATCCTACGAGGTTGAAATAGTTTATCATCGAGATGGAAATACAGTTACTGAATTAGAACAATTAAAGAATGAATATTTTACAGATTTTCCAACATTAAAAACAAATATTTTACAAGATTTTGTAAGTCAAAAAGACTTGGAAACATTTGAAAAATTAGATTATCATTATGAAAAAGTTGGTGTTCCTACATTTACAAAATGGAATTTATCTAGTTTAGAAAATGTTTATCCTTCTGATGAAATTTTAAAGCCTGAAAAAAGATCAGGAATTGTAGAAACGAGTCATTTTGAAATGTGTAATGATGAGGATGGTGGTCATACGGAATACGAAAAAGCCTATGTAGCTTATAACATTCAAATAAGATGGGTTTTAACTAATTCGAAAAGCTAGATAATTTAAAAATTGAATATTTTTTTTGTGTACTATAGGAAATCATATTATGGAAAAGTTAATTGAGTTAATCAAGAAAAATATTTTAAAGAGTCGATCTAAAGGTTGTGGATGGTCTTATACGATTGATCTTAAACACTCTTGTATTTCATCGGACACTTATAATATTTATAATGCTTCTTTAACAGGAGAAGGTAATACAGACGATTTAGTAAAGGTTGTAGTAAATTATTATGTTCATAGCTTGACTCAACTTAAATCACGATTCAAAATGTTTCGTGGGATTGAAAAAGCTATCCAATACATTTGGTCATTTCCTGAAAAATATTTACTTTGTTTAGACTGTTGTAACCTTTATAAAAAAGATTCAGAGTGTGAAGATTGTATGTTTTACAAAACATACATGTCTATTTATAAAAAAAAGGAGACTTGTGGAATTTGTCAAGAAGAAACGTTTCGAACTATATTGTCTTGTAAACATCATTTTCATAAAGCTTGTCTGTTAAAACTTGATCCAGAAAATTTGCGTTGCCCCTTGTGTAGGCATCCTTTGGATGAAAATATTATTGTAGACTTGTTTGAAAATGAAGATGATGAAGATACAGAAAATGTTTACGTAAGTGATACGGACGAATGTACTTAAATTAATTTAAGAATAGATGGTAAATATTATAAAAAATGGAAAGCAGTATTATTGTTATTTTTTATAGTAAATATTCTCCAAGATGCACGGAATTTTTTGATCTTGTGCGAGATATTATCGATTTTAGAAAAATTTGTGTCGATCATCCCGAAATTCGAACAACCTTGTTAAATGAAAACGACAAGTATTCGATTCGTAAAGTTCCCACTGTGATTGTATTTTTTTCTAATGGTGTTATGAATAAATACGAGGATGCTCAAGCTTTTGAATGGGCTTATAATGTTAGAAAAAATATGATAAAGCCTTTGGTAGAACCAGAAACGCCAGCTCAAAAAGAAAGTTATTCTCCTACATTTTTTAATAAACAAGTGACTGAAATTACTAAATTACCAGAATTACCACAAGAACAACCAGCTAAAGAAAATGTTACTGAGGATGAAAATTTAATGGGAATGAAACGAAGAATTGAAACAACTCCGTTAATTCAAAGACCTACGGCAAATGTTGATGATCAACGTATGGATGGAAACCGTAATGATCGTAAAGTTCATGATAAGAAACAGGATAATATAAAAAATTTGGCTCAACTATTACAAGCTGAAAGAGAAAAAGAAGACGCAGAAATTAATCCAAATGCAATTAGTAAAATCACCACTTGATACATTTTTATATTAAATATTTATTGCACGAATAAATATTGTTTTTTAATGTTTATTATCTTAAAGAATTAAACACGCTGGTTTAAAAAAATTTAAAAAAAATTTATTAAACAAATGACCAAATTTTGGATCGAGGATATATCATATTTATTTCATTCGTTTTATATTATTCCCACTAATCAAATGGGCATTGAAGAACAAATGAACTGTATGACTCGAATCGTTCTTTTAATCTTTTTACTTATGCTTTTTGCCAATGTTTCCTACGACGTTTTATTTTTGGCCATTTCTCTTTTGATTATTATAGGAACTTTTTATCTGGTAAAGTCTTATGGTGATAAAGAGAATTTTGTAGAGCATTATGGTAAAGTAGAGACCGTTTTAGAACCGGCTCCGCGGGTTCCGCAATACAGTTACACGAACGAATTTGATTTTGCTCCTCTCGTAGGAGAACCACGTCAATATACAACTCCTGTTTTGAATCAATACCCTCCTTTACCAATAAATATTAATGATAATAATATTCAAATTGTGGATCCTCAAACTACACTTGCATGGAAAGATAGACAAATTCCTATTGAAAATAATTTTGGAGAAAATCAGCGTCTAGTTGGTCCGCCAAATCCTAGAACATTGGTTCAACCAATTATTCCAAACCCTATTTTTGATTTTGAGGTTTGGCAACCCAATGATTTTATTATTCCACAAGGGATTAATGATCAAAAGCGTCAAGAATATTGGCAAAATGGATATGTAACACAGCCTTGTCCGACAACGTCTGCACCCAAGGTTACAGAATTGTATGCTAAACAAAATTTTGAACCGGAATTAGTGCCTCAACGACCTAATCCAAAATATCATCAACAAGAGTTCCAAGGACACCGAAATTTCCAACGACCAATGGAAATTCGAGACAGTGAGAACCGAAATTTCCAACGTAGACCAATGGAACAGCGACCGATACAAAATCGTAGGCCTGTCGAGGAAATTCGTGAAGATTATAATTATGGGGAATCAAATCCTGAATCTTATACCGGTTATCAAGTAAAACAAGCTTATTATAATCAAGATGGATATAATGATAGCCCATTTCCATCTATAAATAAATCTTGCGGTTATAATCCGTCTCAAACAAAGTATAATTTACCTGTGAATTATCAAGCAGCCGCTTGTCAAAAAACCAAGGAAATGTCTGAATACAATAAAAATTTATTTTCAATTCCATTACAACCTGGTATTTATACTCAATCACAAGTAAATCAACCTTATGCTAGTATGTCCAATTCCGGAATTTCTTTCGATCAACCATTTTTACCTACAACATTTAAAAAAGATCAAAATGGAACTTACAAGTTTACAGAAAATGATCCAAGTTTAGTCGAACCTTGCGCTCCAGAACCTTATCATAGCCAAAATTTTGGCTTACCTCTACGTAATGAGATTTATGATCCAAGATTGACAGGTTATGGAACATCTTATAGATCTTATATAGAACCAGTAACAGGTCAACCAAGATTTTACTATGATGATATAGATCAACAAACTCAACCCAATTATATTTCTAGAAATAATTTGGATATTTATGGTGGATTTTCACATGTTGGAACAGCTCATCAAAAAAATTTAGAAGGAGATAGTTTACGTGAATATGCCAACAAAAATTATGTAGATAATCAACTTCAATTTAGAACCGAGTTACAACAAAGATTGATGCACAAGAATAGTAATAGAGAATGGCAACAAAGAATGGCTCCTATATCTACCACTGCAAGACAATCAACAGGAGGTGGAACAATGTCTGGGTTTTACAAGTAATTTGGTTTCAAGCGTTTTAAAAATATATATTTTTAAAAGAAATGTTACGATATAGAAATGAAATTTTATGTTGCTCCTCTAACTTGCTTTTAATTACTTTTTATTTTTTTCAAAAATATTCGGTCAAAAATAATATTGAATGTTATTTAGCATCTTTAACTATCATTTCTTATGGTTTTGCTATTTTATTTTACAAAAATCCAAAAAAGGGATCAAATCGTAAAAAAATTTCAATACTGTCTTTTTTTCTCATATTAAATGAAACAACAAATTTATAGATAATATTGAAATAAGAATAAAAAATGATTTATAAATTAAAATCATTTTTTTTTAAAAGTTAAGAAAATTGTTTTGGAAAAAATATAATGAATGAAATTTCTTTAATTGAAATTTCTTTAATTGAAATTTCTTTAATGATGAAAGAAGACATCTATGTCTCTCAATTACAAAATTATACAACATTAATTATTAACAATGCAAAGGAAAAAGCATTTCAACACACGTTTATTAATTTTTCGCCAGAAAGTTCGAGTTTTGAAAAATTGTCTAGCATTTTATACGATTTAATAAGCCAACAAATTTTATCCAATGAAGAAATAGAGTTGCCAAAACTTTGTTTAACTCAAAACAAAGATAAATATCAGCGAAATAAAGAGTTGAAAACTTGCTACAAATTGTTAGTAAGCTTTTATGTTTATCAATTTCATAATTTGTTTTTGCTTTACCATTATCACCCAAAAGCCATTGATACGGAAGAGTTTATTCAATACGATCTCGAACATTTGGAAATTCCTGATGAAATTGTGGAAAAGAATGAAACAGCATTGATGATTGCAAATAGTCAAGATAGATTCCAACAAAATAATCAAAAAGGATTGTCATGGGCTAAAACACTATTTTAAATCAATTTAAATATTAGAACTTGTATATTTAAATGAATACCTGTGTTTGCGTTTCAATTATTGGTTGCCCCTTGAAATTCTCTGTATCAGAGAAAATAGTATGCTTGAATAATTTTGATAGTTTCGATACACAAAATTTATTAGCCCCTGAACGAGTTTTTACACATCCAGTTTTGGGTAATATGAAACCTGAAAACTTTGAAATGGATCAAGGTCATGTTACCAAAGTTTTTTGTAAACTTTTGGACAATAAAAAACACTTTTAGTTTAAATTTTCATCTAGAGGAAAAAACTTATATTTTTTGATTCCCTTTTACGTTGGGTGTATTCCTTTTTTTCTTGGTGTTTACATTGTTTACAATTAGCTCCTAATCCATCTTTTGTCATTTTATCATTAGAATGCGATCGAACGGGTTTCACAACGATTACACCATTTATGAATTGTAACATCAAATTCTGGAACCACAACCAACTTTTTTCGTTTACGATCATCACCGTATTG